TGAGGCTAAAGAAAGTGATAGTAGTTGATTACAATCAAACCGCTATTTCCAATCTAATGATGGAACTTGGCGGCAGAACAGATGTAGAGATCAATGTTGGTTTGATTCGACATATGATTATCAATTCGATTAGAAGTTACAAGGTCAAATTCGGTCAAGAATTTGGCAATATTGTCATTGCTTGCGATAATCGTAATTACTGGCGCCGAGATGTTTTTCCATACTACAAAGCAATGCGAAAAAAGGCAAGAGAAGAATCTGGTTATGACTGGAAGATGATCTTTGAGACCTTGTCTACTATTAGAGATGAAATTGCTGCAGTATTTCCATACAGAGTTGTAAATGTCGACGGAGCAGAAGCTGATGATGTCATTGCTGTTCTTGCAGAGTGGTCTCAGACAAATGATCTAGTAAACGCTTCACCTTTTGCTGATGGAGATCCAAAACCATTTTTGATTATTTCTGGCGATCATGATTTCATTCAATTGCAGAGGTACAAGAATGTCAAACAATTCTCTTCGATTCAAAAGAAATATGTTAAAGCTGACACAACGCCGGAGAGATATGTATTGGAACATACAATCCGGGGCGATAAAGGTGATGGAGTCCCAAATGTCTTATCCGGAGACGACTCAATCGTTGCTGGGGAACGACAAAAGCCAATTTCCTCAAAAAGGTTATCGTCGTGGTTAGATAATCCATCCTCAATGCCTACAGATGACATTTTTATTAAAAACTATAACAGAAATAAGCAACTTGTAGATTTTACAATGATTCCATCAAATGTAAAAGAAGCTATTATAAATAACTTTGTGGATCAACCATCAAAAGATAGAAGCCATTTGCTTAACTATTTCATCATGAACAAAATGAAGAACATGATGGATGTTATTGGAGATTTTTAATGAAAACATTTGTACCTCAAGTATTTGAGGAAGTTGAAAAAGTAAAAACCAAACAAGATAAAATTGCAGTATTGCGAAAGTATGAGTCCCTTCCTCTAAAGGGGCTTCTTGAGATTAATTACCACCCTCTTGCTAAAGTAAATTTACCTGAGGGTGAACCTCCTTTTAAAAAGGATAAAGAAATTCCATACGGATATTCAGAAACTAATTTGTATGCTGAATTTAGAAGAATTTACATCTGGACTCGTGATGATGTAAATTTGACCAAGATTCGTAAAGAACAATTGTTTGTTCAATTACTAGAGGGTATTCATTGGCAAGAAGCTGAAGCATTGTGCTTAGCAAAAGATCGTAAACTTGAAACCAAGTATTCCTCTCTTAGTTATGAATTAGTTTTTGAGGCTTTCCCCGGATTACTGCCGCCACCGACAGAAAATCCTGTAGTTGAAGAAAAGAAAAAACTAGCAAAAAAGCCTTCGGTCCCTTCCAAAAAATAATAGACTACTTTAGACCACCCAAAAGGGACCTACCTAAACCAAGTGAGTGGTCAATTTCTGGAATAATACCTAAAGATCCAGTTTATGATTCTAGATCAATAGGTTTTATGAAATACAGGGCATTTGACAAGTAATACTGTTTACTATATAATAATCGTTATTGATAGGAGTTTGTTATGACAATGCATCTAGTTGGTCCCTGGCTTTCCACAACTGGAAAGAAAAAAGGTAAGATTAAGTTTGCCTCTGCTGAGGCAAAACGCAAAGCATTAGAACTTGAAATTGAATGGTCTCAGTTGCAGAAAAAACTTGAGACCAAGAAAACTGGGATCCCTCGTTTCATCACTAGATCAATTAGTCTACCTAAGATTCCTCCGGGTAGAGATACTACATCTCATATCAAAAGTCATGACAGTGGTGCGTCTGTTGCTGCTAAAAAAGAAAATCCTGTTTATACTGGCAACAAGGTACTGGGTGTTTCTATTGTTCATAAATCTTGTCTGCAACCTGTCTTCAGCGACGAACAGGCAAAAGACTTTGCAAGTATGCGTCGCTAATTTAAAGGTATATTATGACAATCCCATCAAGTCCATCGGATCGTAAAGCAATTCTTGATTGCATGAAAGAAATTAGTGGATCAATGACTCGTATTGAAGCAGAAAGAGATTTCATTCGAGAAGCAATTAAAAATATTTGCGACGAGCAGAATCTTTCGAAGAAAACTTTTCGTCGTATGGCAAAAGTATATCATAAGCAAAATTTTAATGCTGAAATTGAAGAGCATGAAGAATTTGAAACACTATATGAAACAATTACCAATTCTGCAACTATGAGGGAAGTAGCATGAAGTTCAAAATTGAGTTTGATTCTGATCAGAAAAAATTCGCGTATGAGGATTCGAGTATCTATTTCAAGGAAGACTTAGAAAATGCTGTTGATAAATTTTTTAAAATGATAGACGCTCCGAGTAAAAATACATTATCCTCATCTAGTATTTTTAACTCCAATCAATATACTGTGTTGACAGGTGGGGGAAGTATGAATTCAACCCATAGTTACACTACTGGAAATATCCAAGCACTTAGTCCTATTCAAATTGTAGATTTGTTTTCAGATAATGTTACTACATGGGAACATATTGCTGAAGTTCAACCAGGTGATTCCATTACCTTAGAGGATATGATTAAATGAAACATTTGTATATTTTGGAAGCAAAATGGAACGATAAAAAGGGCCGGGTAAGAAAAAATTTAATTGTTGGAGTGTATGATTCTCTAACTAGATTGGAACAAGAAAAAGATAGAATTTTACAAGAGCACCACACGTTTGCATCTGTAACGTTTGGTGTGAATACTGAAATCCAACCATTCCATGCTTAAAAAATAAGCAAATAATGTATAACCCTTCGGTTGACACGGCTATCATTTTACTATATAATAATGAAATAGTGGAGAAGATGATGAAAACCGTAAAAAGACGTAATCCTGTAGCAAAAGATCTTCGTACGCCAAAATATCGTCCTCGTATTGTAGAGGATAAGACTGCGTATAAACGCAAAATAAAGAACAACAAACAAGCTAACGTATTTTATTCTTAATAGGTACTATAATGAGCGTATTTGAAATTCTAGAAGCTCTTGCTGCAGATAATTCGCGCCTTGCCAAAGAAGCGATTCTTCGGCAACATGCTGGCAACGATGTACTTAAAAATGCATTTCGTTTAGCATATGATCCGATGATTAGTTTTTATATTCGAAAAATCCCAGTATATCAATCCAAAGTCTATATCCCTGTTCCGACCTTATATTGGGCAATGAATGAACTTGAAAAAGAATTCGCTACTCGTAAAAAGACAGGCAACGCCGCCATTGAACACCTAACCTATATTTTGGAATCGCTAAATGAAAAAGATGCCAGCGTTATTGAGAGGATCATCAAACAAGACCTTCGTTGCGGAGTCGGTGAACCCACTATCAACAAAATCTGGCCGGGTCTTATCAAAACCTACCCAGTCATGTTGGCTTCTGGATTCGAACAGAAGCTTGTCGATAAAATTGGATTCCCGTCCTATGTCCAGCTTAAGTTGGATGGCATGCGCTTCAACGCTATCGTCCGTGGTGGAAAAGTAGAATTTAGAAGTCGCAATGGTAGACAATTAGATATTGCTTCAGATTTATTTGGTAAAGCATTTATTCACTTTGCAGAAGTTTACGGTATTGATTGTGTATTTGATGGTGAGCTTTTAGTTGTTGATAGTGCAGGCAAACCACTTGATCGTAAAACAGGCAATGGTATTCTTACCAAAGCAATTAAAGGTACCCAGTCTCAAAAAGAAGGCGAGATGGTTCGTGCTACTTTATGGGATGTGATTCCTATTAATGGTTTTCTCGAAGGCAAATACAATGTTCCATACAAGACTCGTTTCAGCGAATTAGTTGATAAACATGCTAAGTTTCAAAAAAAGTCTGCTCTTAAGAATCTAATTAACATTGTGGAAACTATTGTAGTAGATAATCAATATACTGCAGATAAGTTATTTAATAAGTTTTTGGATGAAGGGCAAGAAGGTATTATTCTTAAGTCCATGCATGGTATTTGGGAAGACAAACGAAGTAAAGATCAAGTTAAATTTAAAGCAGAACTTGAATGCGATCTAATGATTGTTGGTTGGGAAAAAGGTACTGGTAAGAATAAAAATCGTCTTGGCGCATTAATTTGTGAATCAGCGGATGGTGCGATTCGAGTAAATGTTGGTTCAGGGTATTCCGATGAACAACGAGATATATTTACGGTTGACTATACTGTAGGAAAGATTGCCACAGTCAAATATAATGCTCGTATTCAGGACAAAGGTGGCAACGTAGAAAGTTTATTCTTGCCGACTTTTATTGAATTACGCGAAGATAAAAATGTTGCTGATGATAGTAAGAGGATTAAATGAAATTACAAAGACCACTTTCTACTCTTGAAACTAATCTCATGGAATTACATACTAGAATTAAAATGCTTAAGGCATTAAGTATTTCTGCTGAGGAAATGTCGAAGGATGAAATAAAAACAGTTTTATACGAATTATCAGATCAATTTGAATTAATTGATAATAGTTTATCTGAGGCTTTTAATGATACATGGAAATTATTAAGGGATCCTAAAAAGGAAGAAGAAAAATCTCATGGAGAGTTTTTACATGAATTCGCAATCGGTGATGTAGAGGATCCATATTTAATAGCAAATCTTCAAATATCTTCTATTGATAAATTAAAAGGCTTAAAGAATTTAACCTATACGTTGTCACAAACAGACTATGGACATTGGAAATGTAGAGTATTCAGAGGAGAAGTAAATGATGAATTGGCCAAATCAGTATAAGGATGATTATTCTGAGATAAGTTATACATATAAAGACATACCCATTCAAGGTAAACTATTAGCTGCTAGATATACTCAACCTGCTTTGGCCACAATAACTAGTGATAATCCAGCTGAAGAAATAAAAGAAAAATTATCAAGATTTATTGCGAATAAACTGATTCAAGATAATTTTATAAAGTTTACAAAATTTGTAGATCCAAAAACATATGAAACTCAATATATGGCTCATGTTTACATTGCGCCTTCAGATCAAGTTCAATTACTTAGAGTAGCTATACAAAAATGAAAGTAAAAATAGGTCCATATAAAAATTGGGTCGGCCCATATCAAATTGTCGATGCTTTGTTCTTTTGGCACGAGAAATATCCAAGCGACGAACTAGAAAAACGTTGGGATTATCGCCTACATGATAAGTTATCAGAGTGGTTGGCATCTACTTGGGTAAATGATTTCTGTGAGTGGGTTCAAAGCAAAAGACAACGTAATATCAAAATTCATATTGATAAATGGGACACGTGGGGTATGGATCATACCCTTGCAATGATTATTGTCCCCATGCTTAAACAACTTCATGCAACCAAACATGGTGCTCCCCAAGTTGATGATGAGGATGTCCCTGAACATCTTAAATCCACTGCTGCTCCCCCAAAAGAAAATGATTATGACGTAGATGAAAATCATTTTAAGCGTTGGGATTGGGTGATGGAGGAATTAATCTGGACATTTGAACAATGTGCTATGGAAGATAGTACTAAACAATTTTATACGCATCCTACAGAAAAATTTGATAATTTTAAAGATCATATGGAGGCTATCAAAGTTGATAGAGAAGGTTTGGATGCGCATGAAAAACGTATTGATAACGGACTTCGCCTATTTGGAAAATACTATCGGGGATTATGGGACTAAAAAGGCATGCGAGATATAAATACAAATATACTCGCAAAAAAATGCCAGCTAAATTATATAAATTTCCAGATATCAACGTCACTAAAGGTTATAAAATTCCCTTGTATACAGACGAGGAAATAGAAATAACTATTTTAGTAGTTAACCATTTTGGTAACCTATCTTTTAAAGTTTGTCAAGATAACTTGACAAAAACTGATCCTATCATTATAATAAACTCATTAAGAGAAGCTAGGGAAAGTAAATTATTTTCCTTCATTGCTGAAAAACTTATAACTAAAATTTTATCTAATGTTGAAGAAATTCCTTTAAGGGAGTATATGTGAATATTTTTTATCTGCACCCCGATCCTGCAGAGTGTGCTAAACTGCATAATGATAAACATGTTGTAAAAATGATTCTAGAATATGGGCAGCTAATGTCTACTGCCCATAGAGTACTAGACGGCAAAGAATATTATGGTAAGACTGCCAACAATAGAAATATTAAACGTTGGTTATTACCAGATGAACGAGAAAATGTGTTATGGAAGGCAAGCCATATTCTCCATCCTTCGGGTATTTGGACTAGAGCATCTAATGAAAATTATAAATGGTTGTACAGGCTTTGGTTTTACCTCCTACAAGAATATACCCATAGATATGGTAAACATCATTCAGCAGAAAGATTGATGACACATTTTTATCCTTATCCGATAAATATTCCTAAAGGCCCTTTTACTCAACCGACTCCTGCTATGCCTGATCAATATAAGGTTACTGGAGATAGCATCAGATCATATATAAATTATTACGTAGGTGCCAAGCAGCATTTGGCATCATGGAAAAAACGACCTATACCAAATTTTATGCAGGAAACCTATGCCATTTTATGATCTAAAGTGTGATGATTGTGGACACGTATTTAACTTATATTGTTCTATGACTGAAAGAACAAATCAAGAGTGTCCAGAATGTAAATCTAAAAATAATCAAACCCATTTTCAGTCGTCATCCGCCGCTATAGGAGACTCGGTTCGTCTAGGAGTCAAAACGGTTGACGATGGTTTTAGAGAAGTTCTGTCTAAGATACATAGTAACAATTATCGAAGTAACTTGGCGAACAAACTATCTAGACGATAAATGACTTTTTCAACAATTCATCTCCTGGAGGACAATAGATAATTCTGTTGTCCTCGCTTACTTTTTACGAGGGCTACATGGCAAAACAAAAACAATTTCAATTACAATCTGAGCCTCAACTTACTTTAGCTAATAATAAACTAAAGATAAGACTAGATCAGTTAAAAGTAATTGAGCCATTGACAGAAAATCAAAGGAGATTTTTCGAGTATTATAATAAATCAAAAGTCATGCTACTTCATGGTGTGGCTGGAACAGGAAAAACATTTATCGCATTATATCACGCATTAGAGGAGGTGCTTGATAGATCGAATCCATATGAAAAAGTAGTTATTGTAAGATCAGCAGTTCCAAGTAGAGATATTGGTCATCTACCAGGTGACGAAAAAGAAAAGACAGAAGTCTATACTGAACCCTATATAGAAATATGTCATGATCTATTTGGAAGACATGATGCTTATCAACGACTATCAGAACAAGGAGCGATTCAATTTTTAATAACATCTTTTGTCAGAGGTATTACATTAGATAACGCTATAATTATAGTTGATGAATGCCAGAATATGACAGATATGGAACTTAACTCAATATTCACTAGAATAGGGGAAAGATCAAAAATTATTTTCTGCGGAGATTTTAGACAAACTGATTTATATAAGAAAACAGATATGTCTGGTCTCAAAAAATTTATGGTCATCGCAGATATGATGCCATCAGTTAAAACTTTCGAATTTGGAGTGGATGATATAGTTAGATCTCAAATTGTAAAAGAGTATATCTTAGCTAGGATGAATTACGAAGAACAATATGGCAATTAGGGAGGTATAAATAATAGGGTCAGATGGCCCTATTATTATTTTAAAATGTACAAATATAAACTTTGGGTAAGAATAAATAGTTTACAAACTGCAGAAACTATTATTTGGGCAAATAATGATTATGAAGCTAAAATGCTCGGAGAAGCCCAATATGGTGTCGGTAATATTCTCAATTATACTAGGGTAGAATAATGTTAACAGTTACAGACAAAGCCTTCAATCAGATCAGACAAGTTCAATTAGAAGAAAATGAATCATCACCTTTAAGAGTTTTTATTCAGGGCGGAGGTTGTTCGGGATTTCAGTATGGTTTTACATTTGATGAAAAACAAGGTGATGATGATTTTGTATTAGAAAAAGATGGGGTAAAATTATTAGTTGATGCCATGTCCATGTCCTATCTGGATGGAGCCGAAATAGATTATAAAAAAGATATAGCATCTGCACAGTTTGTAATCAAAAATCCTAACGCTACAACTACTTGTGGTTGTGGCTCATCTTTCGCTGCATAAAATGTCTTACTCTTCTCAAGTATTAGATCACTACGAAAATCCTCGTAATGTTGGCTCTTTTGCTAAAGAAGTGAAAAGAATAGGTACAGGCATGGTTGGCGCACCTGCTTGCGGAGATGTAATGAAACTACAAATACAGGTAGATGAAAATGGAATCATTACGGATGCTAAATTTAAAACATATGGATGTGGTTCAGCGATTGCGTCTAGTTCGCTCGTTACGGAATGGGTCAAGGGTAAGAGTCTCGACGAAGCCGGCACTATTCGCAATACTCAAATTGCAGAAGAACTTGCGTTACCACCCGTTAAAATACACTGCTCCATATTGGCAGAGGATGCGATCAAGGCTGCTATAAAAGATTTTAAGGAGAAAAACAATGTCATTTGATTTCGATTTTACTGAGGAACAACTACAACATCTTATACCTCGTGTCAAAAATTTAAGTGAATGGTATGAATCATTAGTTGATGTGTTGCCTCAGTATGAGATTAATGATATTGCTAGAACTGCTGCATTCATTGCCCAATGTGCGCATGAATCTGGCGGTTTCACTTTATTATCTGAGAATTTAAATTATTCTGCTGATGGTTTAAGAAAAGTTTTCCCAAAATATTTCCCAACTGCTGAGATTGCACAACAATACCACAGACAACCTGAAAAAATTGCTAACCGGGTTTATGCAAATAGAATGGGTAATGGACCTGAAGCTTCAGGCGAAGGCTATAGATATAGAGGCAGAGGTCTGATTCAACTTACCGGTAAATCAAATTATCAAAGATGCAGTATGGCTATGTTTGAGGATGATACCTTACTTCAGAACCCAGATGTACTAACACAACCATATTATGCGCTTCATTCTGCCTGTTGGTTCTGGACTTCTAATAAATTAAATGAATTGGCAGATATTCAAGATTTAAAAATGATAACAAAACGTATTAATGGCGGCTTCATTGGGTTAGAAGATCGTGTTAAACATTATAATCATGCTATTGAAATATTGCAGGGATAGTACTTGAAGCAATTTTATCATGTTGGGACAACGAAGCCCATACCTAAATTGGAAAGAGTAACAAGACCAGATGGTACCAGATACTATATAACACCTGACGGCAATAAGTATCCTTCAGTTACTACAATTCTTTCTTTACACAATAAACAAGGACTTATAGAATGGCGTAAAAGAGTTGGAGAAGCTGAGGCGTTAAGAATCTCAAAAACGGCTGCCAGTAGAGGGACAAGATTACACAGTATAGTTGAAAAATACATTAATAATGAAGATTGTGAAATTAAAAATCCTTTCGATCTTAAAAATTTTCTATCTATTCAACCTATACTAGAAAACATAGATAATGTTCATTGTCAAGAACAACAAATGTATTCTAATCACCTGCGCCTTTCTGGTACAGTTGATTGTATAGGTGAGTATAAAGGCAAATTGGCGGTAATTGATTTTAAAACTTCATCGAGAAGAAAAGAAAAAGATCATATCCATTCATACTTTATGCAATGTGCAGCATATTCCATAATGTACGAAGAATTAACCGGTGTTCCAATAAATAGATTAGTTATAATCATTGCTGTAGAAAATGATTACCCGCAAGTATTTTTTGAAAAAAGGGATAATTGGGTTAAGTATTTGTTATTGTATAGAAACGAATATGAAAGATTAACTAAAGAATAGCAGTAAACCAAAATTGAGAAATCTGGGCAAGACCCGAGTTCGAATCTCGGCATCTCCAAGACGAGGGGGATGAATTGGTATCGATTGACTGTAAAGTATCTTTTGAGGCTGCTCGACAGGCGAAGGACGTAATCCTAGCAAAAGCAAATAGACGCAAACGACGACTATTTTTATCAGGACCTTAAGCTAGCCGCTTAAACCTGACGGGGCATTGGCAGTTCACCTTGTTACCCAAAGAACTGCCTTTTTATTATTACACACAAACACAAAGGAGAAGTAAATGAGTAATATGACACCATTCGAAATTCGTTTAGAGTTATTAAAGTTGTCGAAAGACATGCTTAGTGAGGATTATTTTGCTAAGCGTACAGTATCAGAAAACAACTGGCAAACCGCTTGTGAAAATGCAAGACAGCGCGGCGAACCTTTACCCCTCCAACCAGATCTTCCAGCCTTTCCTCATGAAGAAGTTGTTATAAAAAAGGCAAATATGCTTAATGGATTTGTTTCACAAATCCCATCGGCTGAAAAACCAATTAGGCAGTAAAAAACAGGGGGTATACCCCCTGTTGGAGATTCTATGGACAAAATAATAAAAATATTACTAACTTGTCTTTCTGCTTTACTTGTTGGTAATTTACTTTTGAAGTATATAAACTATAAACTTGAAAATTTAAGAACAGAAAACGTAGAAACTAAGTATACTACTATGGCAGAACGTGAAAGACAACTTGAATGTTTGGCTAGAAATATTTACTTTGAAGCAGGGAAAGAATCGTTTGAAGGCAAGGTAGCTGTAGCACAGGTTACTATTAATAGATCAGAATCAGGAATTTTCCCTAGCGATATTTGTAAAGTAATTTATCAAAAAAATATTTTTATGGAAAGAATAGTGTGTCAATTTAGTTGGTACTGTGAACCACAGGCAAATAAAAAGGTATTATTCCAAGATTCGTATAGTGAATGTTATGCTGTAGCAAAAAAGGTTTTGTTGGAAGGATTTCGCTTAGAAATTCTCAACGAAGCTATGTATTATCATGCCAATTATGTTAAACCTAGATGGCGAAAAGAAAAAGTAGCAGTTATCGGAAACCATATTTTTTACAAATAATAAAATGAACTTACCTATACAATCTAAAATTAAACTACCAAAATTTGATCTTCATAAAGTTATTGATTACTGTAAAAATAACTTAACACAAGCAACTGCCGAAACTATTTCATGGATTGGTATTTTACTAGTACATGCTGCAACTATCCCAACTTTAGTGGGTCTAATGGCTGGGCTGTCTGATAAGACCCCACCTATAGAATTAGTATTGTTTATTTGGGGTGGTTTAATAATGTTTTTTGTGCGCGCAGCTATTTTAAAAGATATGTTAATGATTATCACTATTGGTTTTGGATTTGTTGTCCATGCTGTAATGTTATCATTGATTTTGTTCAAATAGTATAGACTTTTATACCTTAATATATTAAAATAAGAAATAGAATGAAACCCATAACAGATAGTTTAATAATAACCAAGAAGTTTAGATCACCAAACGAATTTTCTTTGTACATTGAGAAAAAAGTGCAGGATACAAAAATTGGTTATATGGAAGCAGTTATTTCTTATTGTGAAGAAATAGATATTGATATTGAAAATATTGCAGGACTTATTAATAAATCTTTAAAGGATAAAATACAATTGGAAGCTGAAGAGCAGAATTTTTTGAAAAAACGAGGCAAACTTCCTTTATGATAATGGATGCGTTTGAAGTTTATAGATTTTATCTAGCATTAAAATTACATTTTACTACAGATAAATATGATGTAGTTAAGCAAAAAGGCAAGGTGAGGGCAACAAAAACAGCGTTTTTAAAAAGAAAAGATTTATACGCAATTAACAAAATTGCTAAAAATTATTCTGATGAAGAAGTAGCGAACTTTTTAATTGCTAATTTTGTATCAGGTGATAGATGGGGAGGTGTGTTTGATACTGAGGCAAACGAAAGATATATTCAATGGAAAAAAAGATTGGAAGCACTTCACTATAATTTTGAAAATGATTTAAATAAACTTGTTCAAGAAATGGAAGATAATAAATTTGATTTGAACCATTTATTTTCCATTACCAAAGGTCAACATCCATATATAATAAAAGCATATTTAAGAAAAACTATTAATATTGAAACTTTAGTAATACTAGAACAAATATTAAATTATAGAGATAGTTTTAATCATCATATAACTGATACAGTATTATGGCCAGACATATCTAGACTAATAGACAAATATAAACCTTTTCTTAAAGTAGATTTAGAAAAATATGAGCGAATTTTTAGAACAATCATTGGATATAACCCAACAAAAGATAGTTGATATTGAGAAGAATATGGCAATAATTCAAGATAATATTACTCAATTATCAGAATCTTTGAAAGAAACTCAAAGATATTTAGTTAAACTTGCAGTTAATCAACAGGAAATTACTAAACGTGTTTCTCAGTGGCCATATATTGTAGTTGCTAATAGAGAAGACGATACCGCATAGGAGATAGAGTTTTTAAAAATGAGTAAGACAAAACGTGATGAATTTGACAAAGAAGTCAAAATTAAAAAAATAGAAAAAGGTAAACATCGTATTGACAAGCATAGAAATTTATTTTATAATATGGCATTATCTCAAAATAAAGAGACAGATGATGCGTTTGATGAATTTTATGATTATGCATTTAGTAATTCAAAAATTAAAAAACGCTAATACAACGCTTATACAGTCGCTTATAAAGGAGCATTAAAATGGCATTTACATCTCTATCTGAACTTCGTAAATCTCGTGGTGGCTTTGATGCCCTGATGAAAGAAGTTGAAAAGATCTCTAATCCAGGCCAAGGCAAATCTGAGGACAATCGCTTCTGGCAACCGGAAGTAGACAAAGCTGGGAATGGTTACGCAGTAATTAGATTTCTTCCAGCGCCTTCTGGTGAAGATCTACCCTTTGTCCAAATTTGGAATCATGGTTTTCAAGGACCAGGCGGAAAATGGTATATTGAAAATTCTTTGACCACAATCGGCAAGACCGATCCCGTATCCGAGCTTAATACTGAACTTTGGAATTCTGGTATTGAATCCAATAAAGAAATTGCTCGAAAACAGAAACGACGTCTAACTTATATCTCAAATATTCTAGTATTAAAGGACCCCGCTCATCCAGAGAATGAGGGCAAAGTGTTTCTGTTTAAATATGGCAAGAAAATTTGGGAAAAAATTAAAGATCAGGCAGAGCCTCAATTCGAGGATGAAAAACCAGTTAACGTGTTTGACTTTTGGGAAGGTGCAAATTTTAAACTAAAAATTCGCAACGTTGAAGGATATCGTAATTATGATAAATCAGAATTTGAATCTGTTTCGTCAGTTTCAGATGATGATTCTAAAATTGAATCTGTATGGAAATCCGAATACTCGTTAAAAGAATTTCTTGACCCCAAGAATTTTAAATCATACGATGAATTAAAAACCAAATTGAATATGGTTCTTACCTCAGGTGTTACTACATCTGGCAAAAAAGCAGAAAATGTGGACTTGGATGACCCAACGTCCGGAGGAGAAGGAGTACGTCCTCCAAAGACTCAAGTTGTTACTAAATCTAATGCTCCAGCTAAGGACTTAGATTTTGATGACGACTCAGAGTCTATTTCGTACTTCGCTAAACTAGCAAACGACGAGTAGTCTTAGCTGGATTCGACTCCCGTTCACTAATAGTGACCTTGGATCGACTGAAGGATGACGAATTGTCAATTTTTAATTTTAAGGAAATAAAAAATGAAAACTTTAATTGCACTATTCGCAGCACTTGGTCTTTCCTTCGCATATGCAGCAGACGCCAAAAAAGAGGATGCTAAAAAAGCTGAACCTGCTAAAGCAGAAGCTAAGAAGGAAGAGCCAAAGAAAGAAGATTCTAAGAAAGATAACGATAAGCCAAAGGTTAAGCCAGTTGGTAAAGATGGGAAACCAGTTGATGACAAAAAACCAGCGGAACAAGCTAAGAAATAATTAGCAATCGGAAAAAGGGGCCTGCCCCTTTTTCATGCGTACACTGATTGTCGATCTAAATATTTTTCTAATGAGGACTGTTCTGGCCTTGTTGCTGGGGCTGAACCTACTGCTGATTGAGCAGGTGCTTGAGTTTGATTATTGTTGTTATTAATAACTGTAGTATTGTTTGCTTGTGTATTTTGTCCCTTTAGTGCTTGATTTTCCTCACTTAAAGGGGTCACTTCCTCTGATTTCTTAATTGGCTGTAACATAGTCTGTTCTTTATATTTTGCCATGATTTCAGGCGAATACGTGTTACCCATATCCATAGACATTTTCATAGCAGCTAGTTGTTTTTCTGACAATGGCTTATCTTTTATTACAGGTTCATTTGCAATAAAAGTATCTTTGGTTTCACTTTTACTAGGCTGAGAATCTTTTTTGTCTGCTCCTGCACCAAAGAAATTAGCTATGCCTTTTGAAGCATCTTTTTTGTCTATAAGTCCAAAAGTCAATCCCGATACGATATTACCGCCAGCTGAGGATAATTTTTCGCCGAATGTTGCTTCTCTATCTTTTATGTCCAAATTATCTGCAGCTTCATTGTAACCAGTAAATCCCTCATACGCAGCCGTTGCAGCAGCCAACGGTAGTGCTGCTTTACCTAACACTCTGCCTGCACCTTTTAAAAATCCGCCCAACTTAGACCCGGCTTTAGCTGCATTTGCTATTCCTCCGCCTATTGAAATATCTCCCACACTAATACCAGGTTTAGCTTCTTCTACAGGTTTAGCTTCTACATCTATTACGTCAGCCGATTTGGATGGGGCAAGTAACATAGGTACAGATGCTGCCGGCGCACTTTGTATTTGATTTTGTCCACTAGAACCTAATAACAATGGTTTACTTTTTACTTCTTTTGCCTGCACATCAATAATTCTAGAACTATCACCTATTAATTTTCTGTTAGTTGTTTGTTTTGGTTTATAGATTGTTATATCATTACTAGACGCTGGACGTTCTTTATTTTTCCTATCAGCAGACGGCTTAGTTTTCTTAAAATTATTTTCAAGTATTTTGCGTATAGTAGTTACTTCATTTAATAGAACATTATCTGTTTTTTGTACTTGGTCTATATTTGTTTTATCTATCCCTTCACTAACAGATGCTTTGGATTGTTCTGATTGAACTACATTTTTGTTAGTAAAGAAATTTTTAACATCCACTAATCCTTCTTTAAAATCTTTAAAGAAATCTTTAAATCCACCAGATTTACCTATCTTTTCATTTTGTTCGTCGTAATCTTGCTGATTAATCTCACCTTTCTTCAGCTGAATACGTAGTTCTTCTCTTTGTCTTGCTTCTTTATTAGATTGAAAGAAATAGTTGTCTGGGCTTCTGCTATCTTTATTAATAAAATTAGAAAATACATCTCCAATATTGACAGGTCTATTGCCTTCTCGCATAGACCGTTTCATTTCAGGATTAGTTACTACATTGACACTTGTCCCACTTGTTCTACTTATGCCTTTTGAGTTTATCGTATTGGCTTTTTCTAAAACTGTGGAACTAGAAATAATTTTAGTTAATTTTTCTAAATTTTTATTGAGGCGCAGTATACCTTCTTCTAAATCGTTTAACTCTTTTCTGTTTAATGCAGCACCGGCGATAAAATCCTTATGCTGTTTATCAGAATTTTTCTTTAGTTGTTCAACAATGGATTTCCATGAAATATCATTGGTTTGATTTGGAATATTGTTATCCATTTTGTTGATTCTTTATTCTCTCATTTTCTTCTTTTATATACTGCGTTAGTAATAATACATAAATATCTCTTTCCCAAGGTAACATATTCTCTATTTCAGTTAATGAATACTTATGATGATGCATTAGAGAAAAGTTTAATCTGTAATAATTTGCTAGATTATCTTGAGAAAGACTTAGACGAAAAAATTTTCGAGGCCCTCCAAATTGACCTCATTTTTAAAGTTACAACTTTCGCATTCTTTTTCTATGTGCTGTACTACTTTTGGCATAGTATTGAAAAAATTTTCGATTAAATCGAATTGCGCTTTTGACATACTATTTACAAATGTATCCAGATCTTCTCTGGTTTGATCTTTTGTATCAAATACTTCTTCTTCTACTATCACCGATTCTATACTATCTAATACAAAGTTATAAATTTCTTCTTGATTCGTATTTTGAAAAAAATGCAATATATCTTTTAACTTAGGATATCTCATAACTAATGAAATACCTTCATTAATTCGAATAATTTTGTTATGGTCTTCTGGTCTTACAACTTTAGCTTCTAGTAAGTTAGTTTTAACATCATTTTTATGACCACAGTTTTTGCAGGTCAAAACTAAATCCATTGTTTCGCCGATTGACCTAGCTCTTAACAATAAGAATAAATATTCCAAATCAAAACTAGCTAATTTTTCAATATCTAATTTTTTAAACGTGCAAGCATCAACTAATTGTGCTATCACTCTGGATACTTCCTCATTATCTGCTTCGGATAACGTTAAAAGAATTTTATGTTCTTTTACTAGAAAAGGTCTATAGATTATATGTTGGTTAGTAGAAGGTAGTTTAGCTGTATAAGTAGGTACTTCAAGTGTTGGTAAAGGCATAATAACTCCTAATAATTAAGCTCCCGGAATAGTTTGCGTAGTGTTGCCTCCTACGGGCTGATTTGATGTCCCATCCGGTATTACAAAAGTGTTTCTTTCTGATGCTGCCTTTTTATTGGCAGTAAATTTATCATAGTTTTCTCTGAATTTAGACTGGGGTATAATAACAGGATTTTTGCCGTCAGTTGGTCCTTTAGATGACCAATATCTATATGCGAAAGATACAGCTAATCTATGAAAACTATTTTGATTTGTGTTGTTTAAATCCATAATGTTTAAAGAACGGGGGAATACTTCAAAAATATCTATAGTATAAACGGTATTTTCTTCCTCATCTAATTGATGTATAGTTAATGTTGAAGCATATTCATCTTGATATCCAATTAGATACGTTTCGGGTTCAATAATAGTTTCAATCCAATCTTCAAAAAATCGTTTAACTCGCATATCAGTATCAACTAAAAAATTTATTATAATGCTGTCTCCTCCAAATTCAATAAATTTGGGTCTTTGATAACTTGGGCCAAAAATTCTTTGAGAAGTAACTGATACATTAATGGGAGGAAAATTAGTAGATTCTGCTAGCAAACTTATCAATCTTGATGTTTCCGTAGATGTTTGTAGTGCGGCCGGCGGAGTAATTATTACTTCAAATCTATTAGTTCTTGCTAATCCGGTATTAAAAACTGTCGATTTAAAGTTATCTAAATTGAAGGTAGGCATTAATATTTACTCTGGCTTTCTTTCCAAACTTCGGTTTTACTTTTACCCACAAATTTTTCTAAAGGCATTTGTGATGCAATTAACCAATCTGGATAAGGTATTTTGAGAAATCTAGTTTTTATTTGTTTTTCTAAGTAATGTTTGACACAAGCATTAACTGGTGAATAAACTGAAGACGATTGCAATATATTCCATGAAATTGCTATTCTGGTTTTATCATTAAGTTTATTATCAGTCGCAAGTTCTGATAATCTACCCAATAGTTTATATCTTACTAAATAGGGAAGATAGTGCAGATTGATACCAAAAAATCCATCTGGTACTACTCTAAAAGGTAATACTAAAGGAAATTTGTCGTAATAGGGCAAAGTATCCTTGTGCTTCGGATCATACATAAAAAGATACATTTCCCCGGGGCGCAATCTATTAGTGAGAATTGAATTACGTAAAAGATTATTTGCGCTAACACCAGATAATTTTTTGATTTGTTCTTGATACCAAGAATAAGATTTCTCGGTATTATCTGCTGATTGCCTTATATTTTTAAAGATATCTTCTGCCATAATTATTATTTATTAAGAGTTTCAATGCCCAAATCTTTTTCTGTTAAAATCATAAACTTCCATTTACGGTCTTCACAAAATTCAAATGCTGCTTTCCATTTAGCTTCATTTACTCCATATTGAAAAACTTCTTCAATAAATTGTTTAGTTTTTCTTTTTGGTATAGCAGGGGGTTTAGTGAATCTTTCCGGTTTAATTTCAATCAAGTATCGGTTAATTTTACCTGTTTTGTCTTGGACTTTTATATAAAAATCCACAAAATATCTATGTACTTTTCTATCTACAGGAGAACGATATGGAATAACAATGGTTTCTGACCCCCATTCTATTATAGACTGATTCATGTCGCACCATTTCATAAATCGCAATTCCCAAAGTGATCTGTAGACTACATTGTTCAAATCCCCATGATATTTCTTAGGATTTTGAACTCTATACTTGCCCTTGTAGGTATTAGTGTACATATTGATATAAATAAATAATATCCTTTATTTATAGGTGCCTCGATGGCAGATACCACCTCACGACAAGACGCAGCAGAAGAGCAAAGACAACAGGACCTAATGAGGTCTCGTACTTCTCCGATTCTACAGGATCCTAAATATAGAGATAGACATGAGTTAGATGTAATAAAATATCCTGACAATTTAGGCGCATCTGATCTGCAGCACTATGTAGAATTTGCCATTAATGTTAGAGGTAAATCTAAGTTTAAAAAAGAATACGATACGTATGAGGGGTATGAAGTCAGAAGGGATAACCAAGCGCAATTATCTCCAGAAGCTGCAGGTAATGCCTTCGATAAAGTAGCAGCACTTACTCTAGGCGCAGGGGCGATTAGTTATTTCGGCGCCAAGAATATTTTTAAAATGATACCTGGGGTAGGTGGTAAAGGTCTTGGTGGCACCGTAGCGAGAGGAGCTGTTGTAGCAGGAACGACTTTGGCTGCGGCTGAAGGAACCGCTGCTGCCGTCGGTACTATTAGAAAAAATATAGATATTTTGAAACCCGATAAAATGGAGAGACTAAAACAGGTAATCGCATTACATGTAGAAGAAAGACCCGCTGTTCGATATGCTGCAGAATATTCTACCAAAAGTTTAGGAGCACTGGCTGGTCTTTTAAGCCAATCATCCACACTTACTGGTACAGCCAAAGATGTTGTAATGTCTGGTGAGGCCAAAGCAGCTATGGGAATGGCTTTAGGTAAAATTCCCCAGATAGCAGGAATTCCAGCAACAGATTTACTAAGAGCATCTGCGAAAGTAACCACCAATCCATTTAGAGAAGTTTTATTCGAACAAATAGATTTTAGAACGTTTGCTTTTAAATATAGATTTTTACCTAAGAGTGAGAAGGAAAGTAGAACAATTAAAAAGATTATAGATATGTTTAAAGAACATATGCTTCCAGAGGTTTCTCCCGAAAAATTGTTTTTCATTTATCCTTCTGAATTTCAAATAACATATTATTTTGGTAATGAAGAAAATTCATATTTTCATAAATTTGGTGCGTGTGCATTAGAAGATATGCAAATAGAATATGGAAGCACGGATGGATTTTCAACCTTTAGAAACGGTGCTCCAACAGAAATTATAATGTCGTTAAGATTTAGAGAACTTGAACTTATCACTAGAGAAAAAGCTAGAGAAGGCTACTAATGTATTTCGAAAAATTTCCTTTTATGATTTATACTTTAGACGACTATGCGTCTGGTCAAATTGTCACCGATATATTTCGTAGAGTAGCTGTTGCTCAAGAAACAAAAAATAATTATACTGCATTTGATGAATATGACATAAAAGATGGCGAAACTCCAGAAATATTAGCTGACAAGGTTTATGGCAACCCTTTGTTACATTGGGTAATTTTAATTACAAATGATATTTTGGATCCTCGTTTTGAATGGCCGTTATCTAATTTGGATTTAATTAATTTTTGCAAAGATAAATATCATTCAGTACGATCAATAAATATTGCTATGACTGGCAGCACAGTCTCTTCTTCTGATTCTGCTGTTATAGGTTTTATAAAAACACTTGACATTGGCGACATAGTAGAAATTTCTGGTGCGAGTAATTCTGGTAATAATGGTAATTATACAGTAAATTACATTTATGGAAATTATACTAGCTTTAATGTATCCAGTGCTAGTTTCACTGCTGAATCTGGATCAACCTATATTAAATTGTTTTCTGATCATTTAGGAAAAACACATCACTATGAGAATGGCGACGGCAATGAAGTGAATGGGCCAGCTGGGGCATTAATAACTTCTATTTCTAATTATACATACGAAGAACGATTAAATGAGGGTAAACGTAGAATTAGAATTCTAAAACCTGAATTTGTTTCTACAATAGAACAAGAATTAGAAAATAAAATAAGACCTCTATAATTTAATATGGATAAAGATCATACGCAAAAATTAGAGAAAGCTGGTGATGTTTATATCAAGACTGTCAAAATTTTTAGCTCAACAGGTGTTCTAATTGATTTAGATGATTACTTTTTGGAATTGAATTTGTATGAGGACATTTATAGACCTTGTTTGCGAGGAAAAATAACCTTATCAGATAGCAGAAACCTTATTGAAATTTTGCCCATTGTGGGAGAGGAATTACTTTTACTTGAAGTTGTTACTCCCTCATTTGAGCAAAAAATTAAAAAGATGTTTAGAATAGTAGGTATAGAAAATAGATCAGTAGTACGCGATAAAAATACACAAGTATATACATTAAATTTTGTTTCCGCAGAAATAATATATGATGTAAATCTTCCTATATTTAAAAAATTTGAAGGATTAATAAGCGATGTCATTGGAGAAATATTTTCTAATTATATTTCTCAAAATATGGAATTAGATACTTCCGAAAAAATCGCTAAAGAACTTGATAATTCAGAATTAAGAATTTTAGTAGAAACAAAGAATAAAGTAAAATTTATAAGTCCAGGATGGACTCCCTTTAAAATTATACAATGGCTTGCATCTAAAGCAATTCCAGCTGAAGGCAAAGCATGTAGTTTTCTTTTCTTCGAATCAAATAAATCATTCTATTTAACTACTATAGAATATCTTTTTGAAACTGCTAGAAAAAATAAACTATATCTCGGGACCTATAATTTAGCAGTACCTAATATAAGAGCATCATCGAGTGTAGATATTGGTAAAGAATTATTTATTATTAACAATTTTTCTCAGATAGATGGGTTAGATATATTTAAAAATTACACCAATGGTTATTTGGCAAATAGGCTTATAACATTGGATTTAAATAATAAAATTTATGACCCTGTAGACTACGATCATACCCAAAAATATTTTGATTATGCACATTTGGACGCTAACCCCTCCCCATTTTTTAGTTTAGAGTCTGAAGAAATTATAAGAAATCCTTTAACTAATATATCTTTTTATCCTGTGCAACCAAAATTATTTACTGGATTTAACGATAATGTAAATGAAAAGATGAAGGATATCTATGGAAATAGAAGATCAAATCTTTTAGATTTACTTCAATTCAGATTGAATATTACAATAAGTGGCAGAACAGATGTAGAAGTTGGGTCGCAAATGTATTTAAGTTTTCCTGGACTAAAACCTACAGATGATGCTACAACAGAACAAGAATATGAAGATCCTTTATATTCAGGATACTATATTATAACTGCGATACATCATATGATAAAAAAATCAGAACATAAAATGGTTTGTGAGGTAGTTAAAGATAATTTAAAACCTGTAGCATCTAGAGGTATTGGTCGATGAGAATTTTTAGTAAAGATGGATTTATCTGGTGGATCGGGGTCGTTGAAGATAGGATGGACCCTGAAAAATTAGGTAGATGTAGAGTTAGAATATTTGGATACCATACAGATAATAAGGAAGTATTGCCAACTGAAGATTTGCCTTGGGCTTTGCCAATTCAACCTATAACATCTGCAGGTATATCAGGAATAGGATCAACACCATTAGGTCCTGTAACTGGAACTTGGGTACTCGGATTTTTCCTAGATGGCGAGGATATGCAACAACTTGCAATGTTGGGTACTATTGCTACTAATACTCCTCCAAAGTCTTTTCTATCTCCTGATGAAAAAGAATCTGTACAAAATAAAAATGATGGAATATTAAAAGATTCGCAAGGCAATGTGGTAACGGATAGTCAAGGCGAACCAATTAGATCAGGGGTACCGCAAGTTGAAGGGTGGGAGCTTGGCCAAACTTCAGAACAATATGAATCGGGCGGCAAAGGTCCTGGAACTATCAATGATTATAATGGAGCTGCCAAAGGAGATTTCGGTGGTGCTTCTTATGGTACATACCAATTCGCATCTTATTTACCTGCTGTTATGTCGAACGGTAAAGCGAGACCTAATGCGAAAGTGTCGCCTGTAGTACAATATTTAAGATATTCTAAATTCAAAGATCAATTTACTGATTTAGTTCCGGGCACCTCGGCTTTTGATAATAAATGGAAAGAAATAGCAGGTAAAAATACACAAGCGTTCAAAAATGACCAACATACGTATATTAAAGAAAAATATTATGATGTGATGGTCGCTAATTTAGAACGAAAAGGATTATTAGTTAGTAAATTTGGTCCTGCTGTTCAAGATTTAATTTGGTCTACTGCGGTTCAATTGGGTCCTAACGCAACTAGTGTTTTTACCGTGCCGTTAAAAGATAAGGCAGAATTAACTGATAAAGAAATCGTTGAAGTAGTTTCTGAATATAAAATAGCAAGTGTTGATACTTTATTCAAATCTAGCAACGATTCAATTAAAGCAGGTGTTAGAACAAGATACCGTAGCGAAAAACAAAAATTATTATCATTAATAAAAGCATGAGCGACATAACTAACACACTAAAAATAAATATACTAAATTCATTAACTTCGTCTTTGACAAGTTATAATGTCTCTCCCATTCAAGCGAGAGCTATGGATCTATCACTTAGCAGTATTGCCAATAATCTAGCATCTACAATTGTTAATCAAACAATTGCGCAGGGGAATAAAAATTTAAATCAAATACCAGCAAGTGCAGTAGGTCCATATAATCCATTAGATTTAGTATCAAGAAATTTAGGACCAACCGGCGTTACTAACGTTCTAGGTCCAGTAATGACTCCAGGTATTACTAATCAAGTATCTGGACTTGCTACAAAAGAATTGAATAATTTAATCTCATTCAATGCGCCTAAAGACGTACAAAATATTTTAGGTTTGGGTAATATTAAAAATGGATTGATTAATTCTTTACTCCCAGTTATTTCTCAATCTGTTACCGCATCTTTAAATAATTATTCTAATGGTGTATTTTCTAAAGGTACAGTAGTTAATCCTGTTATACAATCCGCAGTTAATCTTTTTAGCAGCGGAAATACATCACAAGCTATACAGTCATATACACAAACCTATAATGATGCGCAAGCAACACAAACCTTAACTCAAGTAAAACAATTTAATGTTTTAAATGATAGTAATAAAGTAAAATTAGAAGAATCTAGAAAAGGATTCACTGATCCAACCGCAACTTATCCTACGCAGGAATATAAGGGAAAACCAGATACCAATAAGTTGGCTACAGGTGATGCTCAAGGAACAGTTGTTCAGGATAAGAATAAAAATAGAATGAGGGGTGCCAAGTTGCCCGGTGGGGATGCATGGGATCAACCGGAATCTCCATATAAAGGCGAATATCCATATAATAAAGTTACTCAAACTGAAGCTGGTCATATAATAGAAATAGATGACACTCCAGGCGCAGAAAGATTACATGTATATCATAAATCTGGCACATTTATTGAAATAGATGCAAATGGGTCAGTAGTAAAAAGAGCAGTTGGCTCTAGTTATGAGATTATAGATCGTAATGGTAAAATTGCTATAGCAGGTAGAACAGATATCTCAGTTAATGGTGCTTGTAATATTTACGTTGGCAATGACGCAAACATTGAAGTAGAGGGCGACACTAATATCACATGCCACAATGATATTACTGCTCAAGCAGGCGGCACTTTAAACTTGTCCGCAGTTGAAAGTGTTAGTATTAGAAGTGCAAATGTCTATATTGAAGCAGATAATGAAATGCATATATTATCTAATACTACAATAAATGTAGAAAGTGAAGGTAATCTACATCTATTATCTAATACTGTTTATAATACTTCTAATGTTAGTTATTATAAAACTATTAAAAATTCATATGAAGAAGTTGGTATAGATAAGCATGTGTATGTAGACGGTTCATTATATGAGACATCAGATGAATTATTTGAGAAAATTACTAGTAATTCTTACAGAGAAACAGGCGATACAATATATCAAAAAGCAAATAAATTTTATGTGACCGCCAATCCAATAGAGTTTAATCCAACTACTCCTGCTGCTGGGTCCGTTGATGCCTCAAGGTCTGCCAACGCTGCTAATGCAAACAATTCTTTTGCTGGATTGATTGAAGGTAGAAAAGATATCAACTATATTGAACTTGATGATCCGCAAACATTATCATTACGAGATAAATATTGTTTAACTGCGGAAGAACCTGGTGCTAGCCAAGAAGAAATAGAAAAGACAAAAAACAATGCTATTTGTGCTGGTGTAGTTCAACAAGAAAGATTCGAGGATCCTGTTGTTGGATTAGAATCAGAGTCTCCTAGAACAGGAGTAACTGATTTTATTATGCCAAGTAATGAATTGAAGAAATTGTCAGTTGCGCCAGATAATTTCCAATTATCACCTAATTTTACTTTGGCAATGTTATCATCTAAAGCAGCAGTTAGTGCTGCTAAATTAACTGCCCAGAGAGGATTAAGTTACGGTGAAATATTGTATAACCTACAAGCAGTTGCTTTAAATATATGTGAACCAGTATTGAAACTTTATCCTAATATGTATATAACTTCTGGATTTAGATACGCTGCAGGCTCAGCTGCAACATCACAACATCCACTAGGATTGGCAGTTGATATTCAATTCAAAGGTGTCAGTAAAAAGGAATATTTTAAAATAGCTAATGCTTTAGCTAAAGTTTTAAATTACGACCAATTGTTACTTGAATACGCTTCTACTACAAATAATCCTTGGATACATATTTCAGTGAATCCAAAACAAAGACGTAATCAAGTTATGACATTCAACAATCACGCCAAATACGGCGATGGACTTACACAACTAGCATAATAAATAATAAAATGCCTGGTATATCTAGAAATGGTGACAAAGATACTCGTAATGATACTAAAATAAGTAGCATTACTTCAGTTCTTGTTAACGGTCAACCGATACTAGTTGAGAATGATCTTGATACAAGAGGGGATAGAATGGTCGAGGGAAGTTCTACAGTGTTTGTTGGTGGCAAGAGGGTTTGTCGACAAGGAGATAGAGATAGTAGGAATGACTCTATGAAAACTGATAGTACAGGTGGTTCAACCAACGTATTGGCAAATTAATGGCAACTATTAACAGAAAAGTTAGGCAATTTTCAGATTTAAATTTAGTATTTACTAAAAATCCAGCAACCGCGGATGTTACCAAAAAATTTGACGAAGAAGCTATTAAGGCTTCCTTACGTAATTTAATTTTAACTAAAAATTATGAGCGCCCCTTTCATCCAGAAATAGGTTGTCAATTGTATTATCTAATGTTTGAAAATTATGATCCGATAATGAAAAGGGTCATGGAACAGACTATTTTCAATACAGTAAAAAAATTCGAACCTAGAGTTATATTAGATAGAGTTCAAATTTTAACCGAAGAAGACGCAAATTCTATTCAAGTTACTTTAGAGTTTAGAATACAAAATAGAGTAGAACCAATAAAGTTAACCACGCTAATTAATAGAGTAAGATAATGGCTAATCTTAGAATAGCAGAATTAGACTTTGATGCTATCAAAAGTAATCTTAAAAATTATTTAAAATCTCAATCTGAATTTACAGATTATGATTTTGAAGGTTCTACTATGTCGGTATTATTGGATATATTATCTTATAATACACATTACAACGCATATTTGGCAAATATGCTTGCCAATGAGATGTTTATTGATTCCGCAGTTAAAAGACAGTCTGTAGTTTCTATTGCTAAATTATTTGGATATCTACCTAGATCAATAAAAAGTGCAAGCGCTGTAGTAGATATTACAGTAACAAATTTGGCTGGGGCTCCTGTTTCATTAACATTACCAAGATATTCTCAGTTTACTACATCTATAGATGATACAACATTTAACTTTGTAAATACTGATCCTGTTACTATAAATCCATTAAATGGAAATTACATATTTGAAAATGTCACAATTATAGAGGGGTCTCCTTTATCTTTTAAGTTTAATGTTATCGACCCAGGCCCCAACGAAAAATATGAAATACCTAATCTAGATATCGACACTAATTCCTTGTATGTTACTGTACAAGAATCATCCACCAATATTACTACTACAACATATACAAAAGTTTCTAGTATTTTATCTATAGATGGAGATTCTAAAGTATTTTTTCTTGAGGAAAACACTAAAGGAAAATATGAAATTTATTTTGGTGATGGTATTTTAGGCAAAAAATTATCAGCTGGAAATATAGTAACAATATATTATGTTGTATCTTTCGGGGCATCTGCTAATTATTCATCAGTATTAGACCAATCTTTCTCATTCGGGGGAACAATAGGGGGAGGAACCGTAACTGTTACTACAGTGAGTAATTCAACAGGCGGAGCTGTACGAGAAACGATTACTGAATTAAAATTTAATGCGCCCAAAGCATATGCAACTCTTGACAGAGCAGTAACTGTAGATGATTATAAAACGTTAATTCTTCAATATTATCCATATGCTGAATCTGTTTCGGTTTGGGGCGGCGAAAATAATGTGCCTCCTAAATATGGTAAAGTAATTATATCGTTAAAACCATTCACCGGTTACGTAATTAGCGATGCTGTTAAAAATGATATAAAAAATAATTTGTTAAGTACTAAACAAATAGTCGGATTGACGCCGGAATTTATTGATCCTGAATATATTTACGTAGGATTTAGTGTAGAAGTAAAATACAATCCAAAATTAACCACTTTATCTGCTGTTCAAATTCAAAATTTCACAGATAATGCATTAAAAGAATATTTTAGATTAAATTTACAAAAATTTAATTTAAATTTTTATTTAGTAAAATTATTAAACAATATAATCGATATAGATACGTCTATATTTGGATGCACAATAGTACCAAAGTTGCAAAAAAGATTAACTCCTGTTTTAAATACTGTTAATACCTATTACGGAAATAACATTATTAAATTTAATAACAGAATACTGCCAAATTCTATATATTCTTCAGTATTTACTGTCACAACCAATACATTAGTAATACGTTGCGTCATAAAAGATATCCCGGATTCCACTATTCCTGACAATAATGGGACAGGCACACTGGCATTATTTAATTATCTAACAGGTACTAGGATATTAGACAATATAGGCAAAGTATATTATTATAGCGGAGATATAGAAATAACAGCCATTTCGCCAGATGGTTATTTGTCGGGACAAACTAATTTGAAAATAAACGCCGATTTACAACCAGGTTATTATGATATCTTAGTAGATAAAGCACAAATATTAGTACTAGATGATTCCAATGAAGATTCGGTAAGTAATGTAGCTAAAGGAATTGCTTATTCTATAGTAGCTAGAAATGATTAATAGAATAACAGAAAGAATATCGACCAGGGTATCATCCCAACTACCCGAATTTATAAGAGAGGATTATCCCACATTTGTAACGTTCTTAGAAAGATACTATGAATATCTAGAACAAGATGAATACGCACAAGAATTATTACAAAATTCTGTTAAATATCATGACCTCGATAATACTATAGATTCGTTAATTAATGTATTTTTACAAAACTATGGGCCCGGATTGCCTTTAGAAATTGTTGCTAATAAAAAAGTAGTAATAAAATATTTAAGAGATTTTTTTAAATCAAAAGGCAATAATTTATCCTTTAAGTATTTGTTTCGAATATTATATGGTGTAGACGTAGAAGTAAAAAAACCGTATGATTATGTTCTGAAGGCATCTGATGGAAATTGGAATGAGCCAAAGGTAATTAAAGCATACCTTATAAGTGGAGATCCTTTTATACTTAAAAATACTAGAATCAAGGGACAGGTATCCACCGCGCAAGCCACTGTGATAGAAGTTACTTTACACAATGATAATAACTTAGATGTGGTTGAACTATTAATACAACCAGGTAGTATTGATGGAAATTTTCTAGTGGATGAATTAGTGGCGGGATCCAAACTTGTTACAAGAACATCAGTTGACGATCAAAGGTTGGCGTATTCTTTCAAAGGAAACAACCGAAATTTTGTTAAAGAATTATATATTACATATTTTAAGAGGACAGGCGAAACTGCTGGAGTAGATTACTGGACTGATTTGTTAGATAGAAATATTTTCACTAGAAGGCAGGTCGAGTTTGATACATTTGTTGTAGGTGAAACATCGACATGTTTTGTTAGACCATTTAGTACTCTAACTAAAATTAACATAATAGATGGTGGATTTGGTTATCAAATTAATGATGATATTTACATAGATAGTAAGGGATATAAAGGAAAAGGTATAGTAACTAAGATACAGGATAATGGAGATCTTAGTAATTTTGGTGCTATACAAGAAGCAAAATTAGTATACTTTGCTCCAAAGGCAAATGGTTTTTCTTTGCCTAATTATACTCAACCTAATTCATTCCCAATACCCTCTGGTTTCTTTATACCTTCGGTTTTAGCTTCTCAATCCATAAATGTTAAATCAGCTCCATATAATGCAACAGGAGATGGTGTAACTATAGATGATAGTGCAATACAATCAGCACTTAATGCTGCAGGCACATTGGCAACATCTATTGGTAGGGCAAATGTTTATATCCCTTCAGGAACGTATATTTTATCTAATTATATAGATATCCCATCTAATGTTACTGTATTTGGTGCTGGCATTGCCACAATATTAAAGAAAAGTAGTAATATTTCTAGAATTTCAAATCTTGCTATTAGAAACGTTTTAAATTCAAACGTATATATTGCCGATTTAAAGGTTGATGGAAATAAAAGTTTTGCTAATGTTGCGAATCAAGATAATTATGGTATTTTAACGTATCTTTCAAATAATATTATTGTTGATAATGTATTAGTATCGAACGTATACGGTATAGGATTAGGATTTTCTGATTCAACACATAATCTTGCCAAAAATGTTAAGGTGGAAAATAGCGGGAATGTCAAATCTGGATTATGGAACGGAGCATCAAATTCTGGAGCTGTAGGAAATCATTATTATATTAATTGTGAAAGTACTAATAATGATCTAGATGGATTTATATTTGGTACAAGTGGCAACTACGTGTATGGTGGTAGATTTTATAATAATGGTAAAGTCACTTATCCATCACTAGGCGGAGCTCTAGGTGCTGCTGGTATCTATGGCAATTATTCTGCTAATATTGGGAATATTGTTATTGTAGACGCTGTATGTTTTGGTAATAGTGAGTCGGGTATAGATTTAAGAGCTGAAAATGTTATTATTACTAGATGTGTAACTTATAATAATGGATTAACAGGAATTAGAACTGAAGGATTTTCTAATAACATTACAGTAGCCAATTGTATAGTATACAATAATGGTGCTAATACTAGCATAAGTATTAATCCTCAGTATTGGAGCAAATCTGGTATTGCTTTCGATGGCACTTCCAATTTATATATTATAGATAATTACATAGGCGACACTAGACAAGGGAACGCTAAAACTCAAAAATATGGTATTGAGTTTATGAATGCAGGTGGCGAACCTGTTACAAATAATCCATGGCCGGCATCTAAATTTGTTACTATTAGAGGTAACTATATAGAAGGGAATAAAGTAGCAGTAAGTAATGTGAATCCTAATATTTTTGCTAACTTGCAAAATTTAACTTACATAGTTAATTCAATACCTGAGGCTACAGTTTATACACCTAATGTAAAAATTCGTGGTTCTTATTATACTTCCAATGCTAATGTATTATATGCTACGTTGTCTTATGAGCATGATTTGAATGCAGGTGATAATGTATTAATAAGGTTTACTGGAAATTCTGCTAGTTATTTACAGGAAATACAACGGGCGGCATCTCAAGAATATAGCGTTTATCAAATTAACGATATACCCGCAAGAAATAAATTTACAATAGATGTTGCCAGTGCCCCTCTAGGAAATATAATAATCTATGCAGATTCTGACGTAATAACCGCTGATAATACTATCTTCACTGCAGACATTAGTGCGTCTTATCCATCCACAACATCTGGATATCTTTTTATATTGAAAAGTAAAAAAGCGAATCTTACTTTATCCACCGGTGTAATAGGAACATACTTAGGAAAATGGAATAAGCAGGATAGTTTATTATCAGATTTGACGGTAGTACAAGGTAGGGCGAAAGCTAGTACTGAAGAAGGCCCTGTTAAATATCAACCATTTGCGTATGAAATATCATCTAAACTTGATTCATCAGTTTGGAATGATACTGTTAATAATATACTACACCCTGCAGGGTTTGCACAATTTTCTAAAATAGTAAAAGAAACAACATCTGTTGCTGAAAAATCTAGTAATGTAGTTATAACAATATCATAATAAATATTTTAATTTAAGATGACATCTAAAATATCCCTAAAGTTAAAGGTAGCTTCTGCCGAATCTTTTATAAATCAGTTTCAAGTCACTGCTTCTAGTAATGTTCCGCAGGATATTAATATTGCTAGCACTTTTGTTGGTAATGATACTAATTTTGTAACTGAATTATATGAATATTATCTAGGAAGAACTCCTGATTCTCCGGGATTAAATTATTGGGTGAATACTGTTTTAGGTGCGTCTTTGTCTAGTAGAAGACAGGTAGAATTAAACTTTCTACAGGGCGAGGGCAACACCATAAACACTTTGTATGTGTTTACAGGTAGGCCTAATAAATGGACTCGCGAATATATTGCAGATGCAAATATAGCAGGTAGTTTTTCTGGCTCAAATGTAGCATTTGTTACGCAATTATATAATACGTATTTTTTACGAGCCCCCGATGTTCCAGGATTAAATTACTGGGCAAATACAGTTATAGGCGCAGGTGTATCTACTAGAAGAACAGTGGAAACGTCTAATTTTATAAATGGAGAAGATTTATTTTCTTTCAGAGAAACCGATACGTATGATTACAAATTTTGGGATGAAATTATTGCCCTAAAACGAATACCCAATACTGGGTTAAAATTGGTAGTCCCGCGCTATAACTGGATAAATAATACGGCCTATCGAATCTATGATAATGAAGATTTGACATTAATGGGGAATGCTTTTTATGTAGTAAATTCTGCCAATAATGTTTTTAAATGTATTGCAAATAATAATAGTGTATCTACAGTAGAACCAACACTGACAACTAATTATGTTGAACAATATGCAGATGGTTATAAATGGAAATATTTGTATACCATAGAAAGTCAAGATCAGGTATTTCTGACTAATAATTATATGCCAATAGACTCCGAAGTTAGTGTTGTAGAAACTGCTACAGATGGATCAATTGATCATATAAAAATAATAAGTTCTGGATCCAATTATATTACAAATAGTACTATTACTGTTACTATTACTGGAGATGGTACTGGTGCTACTGCTACTGCAAATGTTGTGAATAATGTTATAGATAAATTAAATATAACTAATACTGGATCAAAGTACAGATTCGCAAACGTGACTATTACTGATACTGCAGGCGGGGCAAATGCTAAAGCCAAGGCAATAATAGGCCCACAGGGCGGGCATGGGTTTTCTCCAAAACAAGAATTGGGTGCTTTTTATGTTATGGCGTATTCATCCATTTCATACAATGAAGATAATTTTATTCCACATAATTATAGAAGAATAGGACTTATTAAAAACCCCTTAATAAGATCTACTAATGCTACGGCGACAGTAAATACAATAAATGGTAATTATTCCTTAAACTTATCTAGCAATTCCATTGTAACATTTGTAACAGATGAATATATTTCTGGAAATATATCCGGAGCAAATGCGTACATAGTTTATGTATCGGCTGATAATAAATATTTAAGATATATCCAATCAGAAGATTCTACTAGTAATTCTAAAGAATTTCAAATAGGTGAGAGGATAACTGGACTAAGTTCGGGTGCCATTGGAATTATTTCAACTAAAAATAATCCAAGTATCTACCATGATTCTGGAGAAGTTTTCTTTGTAGAAAATATTTATCCTGCTATCAATAGAAGTCCATCACAAACTGAATCATTTAATTTAGTAATTAAATTCTAAAAAGATCGAAAATGGCCGTTATAACTAATAATTTTCCTTATAATGATGACTATGACCCTACTGATAATTATCATAGGGTTTTATTTAAACCTGGAGTAGCTGTACAAGCTAGGGAATTAACTCAGCTTCAAAGTATTCTTCAAAATCAAATAGAAACACTTGGTAATTATGTGGTAGATGATGGTGTAGTATTACAGGGTGCTGTTTTGACTGAAGATTATTCTACACGTTCTATTAGAATTTCTAATTCAACACCGCTTACTTCAGCAGTAGTTAATAAGTATGTAAGAGGCACTACTTCGAATGTAGTGGGTAAAGTATTACAATTTTATGCAGCAGATTCTGGTACAGTAGGTGATCCACAAACTTTAATTATTAGATGGACAGGTCAAGGAGCATCAGGTAGATCCAAACTTGGTATTTTAAATCCTAACGAGGTGTTGTATTTTTACAATACAGAAAATGCTGCAGCATGCACAACTGTTACTGCTACTGCCACAACTGCCAATACTGCTGCTAACATAATATACACTAGCACTTGTAATATCCACCAATATTCAAGAATTGTGACATTATCATCCGCCACAACAGATATTAAAGCAGGTGATTATGTAAATCATCCAAGCCTAGTTATATCTAATGGTGATACTGGATTATATGTTTCAAAAGTAGTCTCATCTACAGAATTGGAATTAAATAAAGTATCACCGATAGAAATAGATGCATCACTAGGTGTGGTAAGTTTTATTCGAGAGAATACACAGTTGCCTCTTTATTCATATATTACACCTGGCGTATTTTATAAGAATGGTTTTTTCATACAATCGCCCGCTGCTAATGTTTTAATTGATAAGTATAATTCAACTCCTTATAAGAGTGCTGGTATTAATTTAGAGTTTGTTAATCTGGGGTATGAAGATGATCCAGCTTTATTAGATCCAGCGGTAGGAAGCACCAATTACTTTGCCCCAGGTGCTGATAGATTAAAAGCTAATGTAGCGTACGTAGTTGTTAATTTAGATACATATGGACAACCTGCTCGAGGGTTATATGATAACTTTATTGCTATCAAAAATTATCTTGGTGATAAGACTAGTTTAGTTAGCAGGCAAAAAACTGAAAATCCTTTATCCAAAGAACTTGCAGATAGAACATATCTTGAATCTGGCAACTATAATATTGAAGAAATTAATTTTCAAAAATCATGGAGCGTTGAATCGGGTAATGTAGAATATACATCTAAAGGTGGTATGTATTTTATAGGTGGTAATCTTGTTAAAATACCTTCTCAAATAGTAAAAATTAGAAAAGGCAGAGATTTTAAAATAGCTACTGCTTCTTCTATTGGAACTAGATTTGGGCATTACACTTTAGTAGAAGATTTCGCTAATTCCATTATAAATCCTAGTAATGTGGACATCTATGCTAACGTAGAGCTTCATGGTAGCTACACACTTAATAATAAAATCGGTACTGCTACTATCAAATCTATAGAGCTTGATTCAGTAAAATCTTCGGTTGCTAAAAAGGTATATAGGTTATATTTCCATCGTGTTAATATGGAAACTAATACTTTTGCAAATGTTAGAAGTTTTGCTGCAAATATTTCCGGAGCTTATACTTTTAAAGCCAACGTAAATAATCAAGCGTTCACAAATGTGACTGACGGCACTCAATTATTTGATTCTTTTAATAAGAAAGGATATTTTGGATTATTAAATACACGTATATCTGGTATCGATCCAAATACATTAGATTTTTACTATAGAACGACAATCAAAAATCAAGCATTTTCATCAGGAAATGCTGTTATTAATTTAACTGGAAATGAGACATGGGTAGGTGATGTAGGTGCGGGTAGTATGATAGGTACAGTGCTTAATACTAATTATACTATGACTGTTACTACTGCAAGTGGTTCTACAGTAAAAGGTGCCTTTAGACTTGATCCAAGCTATTTAAGATTAAATACTTCTACTCAATTGGAAATAGGAACTAAAGATGCAAGTTTTAATGGTGCGGCTGACATATTAGTGACTAAAAGAGTACGAGGGTCAATAAGTCAAGTAAATTACAGATCAAAAACCGTCACTACTGCAGCAGCAATTTTAAACTTCACAAGAGCAGGCAATGTAGGCAATTCTTTTGTAACCTTGGGCAAAAGTGACGTTTACAAAATATTATATGCAAATACTCTTCCTACCAATAATACTTACGGTGGAGTTTGGACTTCAGGTATCACTTATGTGAAAGGAAATGTAGTTGGTTATAATAATGTAGTTTATTATTGTAACGTTACTACTACAGTTGATACTTCATTCCCGTCTGCTAATTTTTCACCATTGGGCGCTGATAATTTGAATCTTTATATTTTAGATAATGGGCAAAGAGATAGTTACTATGACCATGGTGCAGTATCTAATACCACAAATAAAGCGAACGTATTTTTCTTATTCAATTATTTTACTCATACCGGCACTGGTCCAATAGTTGCGAATACTTATTTAAATGCTGGATTGACATACGATCAAATACCCATACATAAAACAGATGCAAGTAATTATGTGGATCTATCTGATGTAATTGACTTTAGACCTAGAAGATACGATTTGACTGCTACTGTGTTCGATGCCACTTATCGTAATTATGAATATAATATGGCTCCTGCTATTACACCTGCAAACATAGATGAGTATAATTTGAATACTAACTATAATTATTACGTTGGCAGAAAAGATTTATTGTTATTAGACAAAAGAGGTAGAATATTTGTTAAAGAAGGTATCCCTGCCTTGTCAAGACCTTTGCCTATAGTGCAATTAAATCCAACCGAGGAAATAGTACTAGGGATTGCAGATGTGGCACCATATACTATGACAAGAAATGAAGTAATAATAAATTTAATTCCTAGAAAACGCTATACAATGAAGGATATAGCTGATTTGGAAACTAGAATTGGTACGTTGGAAGGATTGATAATTAATTTATTGAAGAATCTTAACCAATCTAATCAATTCATTTCTGATGATGATAATATACAATATCAAATTATTTCTTCTGTGTCAGAATCATTCTTTCAAAATGGTACTCCAAGCAAATCAATAGATTTAGTTAATACAACATGTTCGTTTGATGGGTCAACAGGCGCCATTGGGGCTACTGCTCAAACAGACAATTTAGAGTTTGAATTAGATACCGTCGCATTACCTTCGCAGATAGTAAATACATCTAATACAATTAGTATGGGATATTCACAAGTGGCTATGATAGATTTTGTCGAGGCTTCGGTCGATGGACCTATAGTTGTTAATCCTTTTGAGTTAAAATCTCAACAGGGCAGAATAATTATTACACCGAAGGCATCTACTAAAAATAATGTTGTTTTGGAAACAGGTGTGAATGATGTTAGATCCATAACTTACATTCCAGAATATACTACGGTTAATTACAATATAATAAATCAAGGCACCTCTCCTGATCCTATTTTTGTTGGAAATGTTGTAAATACTTTTACGTCATCTAGCAATGCTCAAGCATATTTAGATGCCTTAGACAATGCGATAAGAACTGCATATAACAATTTTGATAATATAGTGTTTATTCATAATGGGGCAGGTATTGGGGGAGGTGGGGGCGGTGGCAATCCCTTGAAAACTGAATTAAAAGAATTCTAAAATAATTAAAATCAAGAGGCGAAAATGGTTGCAGGGGTTTATAACACTAGTGGCACTGAAGGTGGAGTATATAGTAACATAGCAGGGTCTGCTATCATAAATTTTGAAATTTATGGTATGCCTGCCTATACTTATATCTATCCTTACATTAATAAAAAATCTATTTCGAATTATACCAAACAGAACGGCCAAAATTTTGGTGCCTTGATAAGAACGGATGCTTATGGAATGGCTACTGGGACAATTATTCTCCCAAGTGATTATACTTTAAATTTCCCTGCGGGTGTTCTTGAAATACAGTTTGGTGATTCAAGTGTTAGTTTTGAGAGCAGTAAATCATACGCAACTACTCAATATATAGTTTCACCTGATGTAAAATTAGTAACATTAGAAAGTACTGATGTATTATTAAGATCAGCCGATTCAACCATTAAAGACTTAAGTGTGGATGTTGCTGATTGGCAAACTAAAAAGGCATATGTAGAACCTTTAGCACAGGTATTTTATGTTGATCCTGCAGTATATCCAAACGGGGTTTTTGCAACATCAGTAGATTTATATTTTTATGATAAAGATACTACTAATAAAACTGTGGCTATAGAATTAAGAAACGTATCAGGTGGTGTTCCTTCAAACTCTTTTGTATTAGCAGAAAGCTATGTGGTAAAAAGTCCTCAGCAAGTTACCATACCGTATGGGGGTTTTACTACTTTATATACTGAAGAAGATCTAAGAGCATTGTACACTAGATTTACTTTTAAAAAACCGATATATCTATTACCGAATTCTGAGTATGCTATATGCGTATTATCTGACTCTGGTAGTTATAAACTTTTCTCAGGTACGGTAGGTAAAGAAAAATATTTTAGTACTAATACTGTTTCTTCTAATCAAAATGTAAGAAGGTTATTTAATACGGGTGATTATGCTAATCCCGATTTAGATACCGATATTTGTTTTAAAATAAATATTGCTTCTTTTGCTACAGGTTCAGCTACATTTAATATTATTAGTAAAGACACATCGATTACGGATTATTACAATAAATATACCTTTAAGCCTTCTGAGAAAGTATTTACAGGTGTTTCATCTATTAATTATTCAATATACACTAAGAAAAATGGTGCTTTTCCTGGTACTCCAACTAGTCTAGCACCCGAATATTTGACAATACTTGACTCCAATAGAACTGCTAATGTTGTCGGTGATGTTAAAATTAGCACAACATTCACTAATCAAAATCAATACGTAAGCCCTATACTTGATCTTGAAACTACTAATTTCATTGTTGTAAATGATTTGCCCTTAACAACTAGTACAGCTTCGACTTTACCAAATGAATCTACATATGTTTCTAAATTATATTCAGTAGAAGATGGTAAAGAATTCAGTGGTTTAAGTGTAGAAGTTAGTGTTAATAAACCTACAGATACAAGTATTAAAGTTTACTGCAAGGTATTGGCTGTAGGTGATAATGATTTAGCTAGTAAAGAATGGACGGAATTACCAAGGAAAAAAGATGTGTCATTAGTTAACGTGACGGATAAAACTACATATGTGAGGGATATCTATCAAAAATTGACTGGATTAACTTATACTACTAATACGGGTATCACTTATAATGGAAAATTTAATAAATTCGTAATACGAATAGATTTTCTTTCAACCAATTCTGCAGTATCTCCTTCCATTAGAAAAATGGATATTAAAACAGTATAACAATGATTAAACTAAGTTCAACTAGAGAAAAAACAGATGCTAACAAGTAACGTATTAGTAATAGGTGTTGGAAGCGCAGCTAATGATAATACTGGTGATCCTTTAAGAACTGCCTTTCAAAAAATTAATAGTAATTTTGCGGGGTTGTACAATGGTGGACAATTTCTAGCAAATATTACTTCATCTGCTACTAGGCCAAGTTACGCATGGAGCGGCAATGTAGGAACAGGTTTTTACTTAAAAACACCAAATACTATAGGCGTTACTGGAAACGTAGTTTTAGATAGATCTAGTGATTACTATCGGGGCAATTTGTTTCTTGGAGCATCAAGTGTAGATCAAATATATTCTATTGGTCCTAATTACATCTATATCAATTCCAATTCAAGACAAGGCAATGTCTTTATTGATTCCTATAATACCTATATTTCTGATAATGCATATCTTAGAGGTAATGTAATACAAGATAATGCAAATGCTAGAGTATATTTTTACGGTGATGTGTTTTTAAATGGTAAAGGATTAGATTCTACAGGATCTACATTATACTTAGATATTCCTGGTTGGAATGCTATACAGGCAAATTCTATTTCATCGTCTGATCCAGCGGCCGCAAATGTAATAACAATTGGTAACAATACCAACGGTGGTACACTTAATCTTTATACTAGTAATATTGTTGCTAATGGCAATGTTATTATGCCAGCTAATGCAGTACTTAGATTAAATGTGGAGAGTTCTCATTATCTATTCGCATCTGGCGGTCAACTATATTTCAAAAATTCCACTAGTACTATTAATCTTTCTAATGGGACTAGTGGAAATATCAATGCAGGTAATGTATTAGTAACAGGTGACATTAGAGTTGATTCTAGTATTTTAGCAGATAATGTACGTGCTAATGCTGTTATTATTTTAAATAAATCAGGCGGAGCAGCATTAAATTTTGTAGATGATGTAAATGATACTGCTGATACTAGTATTTATTATGACAATATTTATGACCATATGGCATTTAGTGTTAACGGAAATGTATTATTAGCATTAAAGGCTAATGCAAATGGTAATTCAATCAGTTTTGGAGCTAATGTAAGAACCTCAAGTAATATTTTTATTGCTGGCACAGGTGTAACTGGTCCAACCTTATACCTAGATGTCCCAGGCAATACTGCAATTTATGGAGATGGTGTTACTAAGACATTAACTTTAGGTACGTTTCAAAACGGTGGAACTATAAATCTATATGCTAATAATATTGTAGCTACAGGAAATATTAGTTTACCATCTAATAGAAGTTTAAATTTAAATGTAGACGCAACACATAGATTGTTTGCTAGCGGTGGTAGTTTATTTTTTCAAAATACAACTGACACAATTAATATTACTCAAGCAGTTTCAGGTGCAGGTGTAACATCAGTTAATGGCAAAACTGGTGCTGTAACTTTATATACAGACAATATTATTCAAACTGTTTCAAATGTGTTTGTAAGTAATACTACACAAACATTCTTTGGTATGAAGGTATTTGATGATAATGTTATTTTAGATGGGCAAGGTGATGCCCCAGGTGGTAGTAAATTATATCTTACATTAAATTCTTTAAACCAAATTAGTGCGAATTCTAGCCCCACTGCGCCAGATGGCAATGTAATTTACATAGATGCTAATGCTAGTAGAGGACAGATACAATTAAATGCGGCCAATGTTGCTTCAACCGGTAATATATTGATTGCTAATAATAGATTCCTTAATCTTAATACCTCATCAGTTCATCGTTTATTTGCTAGCGGTGGTAGTTTATTTTTTCAAAATACAACTGACACAATTAATATTACTCAAGCAGTTTCAGGTGCAGGTGTAACATCAGTTAATGGCAAAACTGGTGCTGTAACTCTTGTTACTGATAATGTTATTGCTACTTCTGGTAATACCTATCTAACTACTGGAACTCAAACATTCTTTGGTATGAAGGTATTTGATGATAATGTTATTTTAGATGGGCAAGGTGATGCCCCAGGTGGTAGTAAATTATATCTTACATTAAATTCTTTAAACCAAATTAGTGCGAATTCTAGCCCCACTGCGCCAGATGGCAATGTAATTTACATAGATGCTAATGCTAGTAGAGGACAGATACAATTAAATGCGGCCAATGTTGCTTCAACCGGTAATATACTAATCAGTACTAATAGGTTTATTAGCTTAAATACAGCAGCAACACATAGAATATTTGGTAGTGGTGGGCGTCTTTATTTTCAAAATAGTACAAATACATTAGATATAACTGGCCTAGAAGGAGCAGGCGGCGGTGGCGGCTCTGGTTCTATTACACAAGTATCAGATGTAACCACAGGAGCAGTATCAAATGCAAGATTAGCTGCGGGTATTGCAAGCACCAATATTTCAAATGCTAGTATTACTGGAAACGTATTGGCCGGCAATGTGCTTGTTAGTGGTGAAATTAGAATAGCTAATACTTTAGTAGCAGATAGTATCTATTCGAATGGTATGATTATTTTAAATAAATCAGGCGGAGCAGCATTAAATTTTGTAGATGATGTAAATGATACTGCTGATACTAGTATTTACTATGACAATATTTATGACCATATGGCATTTAGTGTTAATAGTAATGTTATATTTAAACTAAACGCTAATGCAAATGGTAATTCGGCAGTAATATCTTCTAATTTATTGCCGTCCTCTAACAATATATTTGATTTGGGTGCTTCTAATTTTAGGTGGAAAGATTTATATCTATCAGGTTCTACTATATATCTAGGCAGTGCGCAAATAACATCTCCGGGCGCAGGTATAGTCAATTTACCTGCAGGATCAACTATAAATGGTAGTACTATTGGCACAAGTTCAGGTGCAGTATCATTAACTGCGGGAACCGGTATAATAGCTAATCCGACCACTATTACGTCTAGTGGTTCATTCGCAGCTAATACTGATTATTTAGCAACTCTAAGTACAAGTCAAACATTTACTGGAACCAAAACATTTTCAAGCGATGTGGTTTTGAATGGATTGGGTCCGAACACTAATAAGCTATATCTAACTTTAAATGGTTTTAATGGTGTATCAGCCAATTCAGGACCAAAAGCTTATGTCCCAGATGGTAATGTAATCTACATAGATTCCGCAGGAAGTACAGGGCAGATACAATTAAATGCTGCTAACACTACTACTACTGGTAATATATTGATTGCTAATGATAGATTCATTAACTTAAATACATCAGCAACACATAGAATATTTGGTAGTGGTGGGCGTCTTTATTTTCAAAATGCCACATCTACCCTCGATATAACTGGATTACAAGGAGGAGGTGGCACTGGTGATGTTACTTCTGTTACGGCGGGAAGTGGATTAACCGGAACTAGCGAATCTGGTCCAGATGTAACATTGAATGTCGGCCAAGGTGATGGTATCACAGTGAGTGCGGATGCAGTAGCAGTTGATGCTTCAGTTGTTAGAACTTCAAATACTTCGTATGTACTAACTTCTAATACCTCATACGTTTTAATTGCAGGAACGCAAACTATAACTGGTACAAAGACATTTTCTGGAACTACTTATTTAAATAGTACGTATTTAACATCAAATACTATAAATTTTGGTGCTGTTAATAATAAAGGTTCAATATATTATTCTTTATCATCAAATACATATGGATTGTCAAAAGCAGGCACTGCAATTGACGTAGTAACTTTCCAACCCACAGGCATAACTATTGACGGCACATCTACGCTTCCTAAAGCAACTGGTTCTACTAGTAACTTCTTGAGAGCAGATGGTTCCTGGGCGACCCCCCCTGATACAGATACTAACACGACCTACGGTATTAGTGCTGAAACAGCTACATCTGGCGCAAATATAAGAATAACTGGATCAGATTCATCAATTGACAACGTTAATTTAATAGGGGCAGGCACAGTTTCAATTGCTCGAACAGATGCCAATACCATTACTATAACTGGATCAGGTGGCGGCGGAGGTGATGTTACTTCTGTTACAGCGGGAAGTGGATTAACGGGGTCTAGTGAAGGTGGTCCAGATGTAACATTGAATGTCGGCCAAGGTGATGGTATCACGGTGAGTGCGGATGCAGTAGCAGTTGATGCTTCAGTTGTTAGAACTTCAAATACTTCGTATGTACTAACTTCTAATACCTCATATGTTTTGACTGCTACAAATCAAACATTAACCGGGGTCAAGACATTTACTTCTCCGATATTGTCACAAAGTGCTTTATGGATTAATGCTGCTGCAAATACTAATTATCCAACAGGAACTTTGGTAGACGTAGGGGATAATATAAGTTTGTCTGTTAAGACACCTAGTACCACTAGTTATAAAGCGATTACATTTTATGGCTCAGATGGCAAAACATCTTTCCCAGGAAACCTTTATACAACTGATGTTAAATTTACATTTGGAGGTGTAAGTAAAGACTTAATCGGTAAATCTGATGGATTATATTATGATGGTACTAAACTAGGCACGGGAGACGTAAGTACTTCTGGAACACAAACTATTGGTGGCGTAAAGACGTTTGACGATGGTTTAGTTACAGATGGTATTACTTTAAGATATGGCAATAATTTATTCATACCACCCAGTTCTAATACAGTAAGTAATAATAATAGAATTTACAATGATGGCACTAATATAAGATTTGTTAGTAACGGTACAGAAAAAACTGCTAATTGGGATACAGCATATGGTTGGGGCAATCATGCTTCAGCTGGTTATGGTTATTCTAATTTCAGCGGTAGCTATACAGATTTAAGTAATAAACCAACTATTCCTTCTAATACAAATCAATTAACTAATGGTTCTGGTTACATTACTCTTTCCTCATTAAGTTTTACTGCAGGATCAGGTGGGTACAATAGTGGATCAGGTGTTATTACAATACCAACTAATACCAACCAGTTAACTAATGGTGCGAATTTTATAACATCTTCGGCACTTGCTGGATATGCCACAGAAAACTATGTGACTACTAGGGGATATATTACTAGTTATTCAGAAACTGATACATTAGCTACTGTTACTGCAAGAGGAACATCTACCAATCAATCTTTAAGTACTGGTTCTTTAACAGTAACGGGATCCATTACTGCTACAGGTGAGATAACAGCATATTATTCTTCAGATGAAAGATTAAAAGAAAATGTTGCGGTCATTCAAAATCCTTTAGAAAAGTTGCTAAGTATCAGAGGTGTGAACTTTGATTGGACTGAAGATTATATTAATTCTAGAGGCGGTGAGGATGGATATTTTGTTAGAAAACAAGATATTGGTGTTATTGCACAAGAAATAGAAAAAGTATTACCAGAAGTAGTTGCGAAAAAAGACGATGGCTACAAAGCAGTTAGATATGAAAAAATTGTCCCGTTGTTAATCGAGGCAATTAAAGAACAACAATCTCAAATCGAAGAACTAAAAGAATTAGTTAAAAGGTTAGCTAAGTAATGGGTACTCCCGCGGTAGGTTCACAGATAACATTTAGTCAAGTTTATAACTTTTTTACTGGAAGTACATCTTATTCTAATTTAGGATTGAGAGGAACTCTAGGTGCGAATAGAAATCCTTCAATTACAACAGGACAAATAAGACTTAGTGCGGATTGCGGCGGACAAGATTTAACATACACTGTATCTTCTAGTGCAGCATCTGCTAATGAGGGCGATTCATTAACCTTTACCACAACTACAAAATATGTTGCAAATGGAACTACACTATATTATACTTTAAGTGGTGTTAACACTAGAGATTTAGATGCTGCTAATTATACATATCAAAATACTTCATATTCGAGTAGCGGAGCAACAGGATATGGAAGTATAGTTAACAAGGTATATACAAGATTGTTGGGTAGATTCCCAGAATCTACCGTAGCAGTTGATTATCACACCAATAATTTTTTAATAGATAATTACAATACTTTAAATCAATTTTTAGCTGATGTTGCGAATCAACCAGAATATGCAACTTTAGAGGCTACGCCTACTGAGACTGGTACTTTTTCGGTTAGTTCTGGATCAGCAAGTAAGACATTTACTGTAACTCCTGATAGATTAACTGAAGGAACAGAATCACTAACATTTCAAGTAAGAACTGGAAGCCATAGCGGCACATTAGTAGGAACTACTATTGTTAGTTTAAATGATACTTATACCGCAGAAGGTAGCCCTTCAATTAGTAGCTTTTCTTCAAGTACAAGTAGTTTTGGTATAGGCGGAGGAAGTACTACATTATCATGGTCCACATCAAACGCAGATGTAGTTAGATTATATAAAAATGGCTCAATCTATAAACATTTTAATTCTTCTACTACAAGTGTATCAGAAACTGTTACTGAAGATTGCACTTTTTCTATTCAAGCGTGGAATAGTGTATCAACATCATCATCAAGTTCAATAAGTCATACTGTTCTGGCGCCTATTACTATTTCAAGTAATGAATCAAATGCGTCAGTGAATCCCTCCGGCAATCACGTATTAAATAATATCGCTTGGTACAAATTTATTTTAGGATCTACAAGAACATTTACCGCTACTACTGCCCCCACAACCAATGGTTATGATACTGAAATAGCATTATACAATTCTTCGGGCAATCTTATAGTGAAAGATGATGATTCTGCTGGGAATTTAGAAAGCCAAATTCCAGGTTCTGGAGCCGGTTCGGAAAATGCGCCCAGTTCTCCCGTATCTCTTTCAGCAGGAACTTACTATCTTGCTGTAGGTCTTTATAACTGTACTTTTAATTCTACAGGTTTTAGCGCATCAAGTAATGCTTCGTTGCCTTCTTTATCAAACCCAATAATATTTACCATAACCAATACATAGTTATAAATAAATGATGTGCTCTATATAGAGCATTTATTGGCTACATAGCAAGGAAATAATGCCTAATCAATTTCAAATTAAACGCTCCTCGGTGTCAGGGAGAGTGCCTGACGCTGCCAACGTGGCCGTAGGTGAACTTGCGGTTAATCTTGCTGATCGACAACTTTTTACCAAAGATGGCACTGGAAATATATTTTTACTAGGTGCTGGTAATACAGATCGTTTGATTGAGGGATCGGCCAATCTTTTTTATTCTAATGCTCGTGTTTACTCAAACGTAACAAGTTTATTGCCAAATTACACTGGCAATATAGGAGCAGGCAACTTAATAGGTAATTATACTAATACTAGCGTAATAGCAGGTAGTTATTCCTTTACCTTCGACAATACTGGTAATATTACTATTCCAGGTGCGGTAAGAACTAATATTCTTTATGCTAATGTGATTCAAGGTGCTACTACAAGCAATCTGGCTGAAGGTAGTAATCTATATTACACCAATGCTCGTGTTTATGCTAATATAAGTCCATTATTAACCACAGCCAATGTAGCTGAATTATCTAATTTATATTTTACGAATGCAAGAGCGCGCGCAGCTCTAACTAATACCGATCTTTCACTACATGATTTAATCGTAGAAGGTAATCTTACTGTATTAGGTAATATTACAGCTATTAATTCAAATATTTTAGTTATCTCTGCTACATTGCAGGTAGATAATAAAGTAATTGTATTGTCCAATGGTGCGCCAAATGCTGCCGCCACTGATGGTTCAGGTATAGTTATAGATTATGTAAATGCTAATCTTTTATATAGAACTGCGTCGGATTCATTTGAATCTAATAAAAATATTATAGTTAAAGGCAATTCTGTCTTAACTTCTGGCAATACTACATCAAATTTGAATGAGGGAACTAATCTTTATTATACAAATAATAGAGTAGACTCGTTCGTAACTCCAAAATTAACTACGGCAAATGTGGTGGAAACCACTAATCTGTATTACACTAATAGTAGAGTTAGAACAGCTATTTCCGGTGGTACTGGTGTAACATATAGTAATACCACAGGTGTCATATCCATCGGGCAGAATGTTGCCACATCATCTTCCGTTGAATTCAAAGATTTATTAGTTACAGGTAATGTCACCTTTGCTGGAAATGCGACACTTTTGAACACTAGATCGGTATCCATTTCTGATAATATGATTTATCTGAATGAGGCAGTTGCTGAAAATATAACTAATGCTGTAGGAAATGGGTCAAATGTAACATACACTGTAGCAGGAACACATAATGAACAGGTAGGATACGTAGTTAGAGTTACAGGTGTGAATCCTTCTACCTTTAATACTTCATACGTTCCAATCATTGCTGTTACTGCTAATACTATTACTATTTCTAGTAATGTCACTGATTCATATGTTACAGGCGGCAATGCATTTATAAAAGCATCTGCGAATCCAGATCTAGGATTTGCGGGTGGGTATAACGACGGAATATATCATCATTCTGGGTTGTTTAGAGATGCAACAGATGGTATATGGAAATTCTTTGAGAATTACGAACCAGAACCGGACACATCGATATTTATAGACACAAGTAATACGACATTTCGTTTAGCAAACGTTCAAGCTAGTGGTTTTATTGGAAATGTAACAGGAACAGTAAGTACTTTATTAAATCATACTACTTCTAATTTAATTGAAGGCACTAATTTATATTATACAAATGCTAGAGTAGGCGCTTATTTAACACCGAATTTCGCCGCAAAAGCTAATGTAGTCGATTTAACTACAGCTAATGTTGCAGAATTAACGAATTTATATTATACTAATGCTAGAGTTTACTCTAATGTAATAGGATTATTAAACTTAAAAGCAAATGTCGTAGATTTGACCACAAGCAATGTAACTGAAGGTACTAACTTATATTATACCAATGCACGTGTTTATGCGAACATCAATCCATTATTAACTACAGCTAATGTTTCTGAAGTAACAAATTTATATTATACTAATGCAAGAGTTTACTCTAATGTAATTTCTTTATTACCTAACTACACAGGTAATATAGGCGGCAATATAGTAGGAACCACGCAGAATACAATAATATTAGCTGGTAGTTACAATTATGTATTTGATAATACAGGTGTTTTCTCTGCACCAGGTACAATTAGAACAAACATATTATATGCAAATATAATTCAAGGTGCTACTACATCAAATATAGCTGAAGGCAGTAATCTATATTACACTAATGCTCGTGTTTATGCCAATATTAGTCCTCTTTTAACTACTGCTAACGTAGCAGAAGTCACAAATCTATATTATACTAATGCTAGAGTTTATTCGAATGTAATTGGATTATTAAACCTAAAAGCAAATGTCGTAGATTTGACTACAAGCAATGTAACTGAAGGAACAAATCTATACTATACTAATGCACGTGTTTATGCTAACGTTATTGGACTACTTAATAATAAAGCCAACGTAGTAGATTTAACTACAGCTAATGTTGCAGAATTAACGAATTTATATTATACTAATGCTAGAGTTTATGCCAATATTAGTCCTCTTTTAACTACAGCTAATGTTGCAGAATTAACGAATTTATATTATACAAATGCTCGTGTTTATTCCAATATTAGTCCTCTTTTAACTACAGCTAATGTTGCAGAATTAACGAATTTATATTATACTAATGCTAGAGTTTATTCCAATGTAACTGTTTTACTTCCCAACTATTCGGGAAATATTGGCGGCAATTTAATTGGCACTGGCTCTAATACTATAGTTATTGCTGGTAGTTACAACTTCACTTTTGACAATACTGGTAATATTACTGTTCCAGGTGCAGTAAGAGCTAATATATTATATGCAAATATAATTCAAGGTGCTACTACTTCTAATATTACTGAAGGTACTAATTTATACTACACTAATGCTAGAGTTTATGCAAATATAAGTCCATTATTAACTACTGCCAATGTTGCAGAAGTTACAAATCTATACTATACAAATGCTCGTGTTTATTCCAATGTAATTGGATTACTTAATAATAAAGCCAACGTAGTCGATTTAACTACTGCCAATGTTGCAGAAGTTACAAATCTATACTATACAAATGCTCGTGTTTATTCCAATGTAATTGGATTATTAAACCTAAAAGCAAATGTCGTAGATTTAACTACTGCCAATGTTGCAGAAGTTACAAATCTATACTATACAAATGCTCGTGTTTATTCCAATGTAATTGGATTATTAAACCTAAAAGCAAATGTCGTAGATTTAACCACAAGTAATGTAACTGAAGGTACAAATTTATATTATACCAATGCTAGAGTAAGAAGCTCTATTAGTGCTGCTAATGGTATTAACTACAATGTAACTACAGGTATTATTACTTCTGGGTTACAAGTACAGTTAGTTAATATTTCGAATGTAGCTACTACCAGTGTTGCCAACGTAAATACTTTACAATTTGATTCTGATTCTGGATTTGAGGTTTTAGATAGAGCGAATGGTATAGCAAAAGTACAATTAAATTCAACATTTAAATATTGGAACGTACTAGGACAAGCAAATCTTGTAGCATCTGGATTAGATACCGTTAGATTTATACCTGGTAATAATATTGTTATTACTCTTAATACTAATGCGACTCCTCAATCAATAAGTTTTGATGCCAATCTTTTAGGTTATGCTAAAACTGCAGACTTAACAACTGCTAATGTAGTAGAATTAACTAATCAATATTTTACTAATGCAAGAGCAAGGGCAGCTCTTTCGGCAGGTGTAGGTATAGTTTATAATTCCAATACTGGTGTAATTTCAGCAGATACATCTAATGCATTTTTAATAGGTAGATTATTTACTGGTGAATTTTATGGAAATAATAGTACTTCAAATTATAATTTAACCTTTGTTCCTCAATCTGCTAATGCTATATTAGTATTTGTAGATTCTGTTTTACAAACACCTATACAAAACTACACTGTTAGTTCAAATGTTTTAACCTTTACTTCGCCGCCTGAAACAAATGCTTATATTTCATATAGGTATTTTTCATCAGAACAAATAGATTTAAACTTAAGCAATTTGGGCGATTTTGCAGCATATATTACACCTGTTGCAAATAATATCTTAGTTTATAACGGTGCAACAAGTTTATGGGAACCTACTCCTGTAGCTAATGTTTTAAATTCCACAACTACTCAAATAGCTGAAGGCACAAATCTATATTTCACAAATGCTCGTGCTAGAGCAGCTATTTCAGTAACAGGATCAGGTAGTTATGACCAAGCGAATGGTATTATTACAGTTACTGGCGGGGTTACAACAGTTAATGGTGCGAACGGCGCTGTAGTATTAACTACTACCAATATCGCTGAGGGCGGAAATCTTTACTATACTAATGCAAGAGTTAAATCTTATTTCACTGCATTCGATGGCAATATAATACCTTCACAGAATTCGGTTTATAATTTAGGTAATGCGACAAATAGATGGAAAGATTTATATCTTTCAGGAAACACTATTGATTTGGGCGGGACATTACTACAATCTAGGACCGATGGATTGGTTGTAAATAGTGCTAATATTACCACACTTTTAGGTAATGCGGCTAACATTAATTTTGTCACTGTAAATGACATTACAGTTAATGGTAGATTATATAGTAATGATATTACATCTACAACTATTACTATAGCGGGGGATGCTGTAGTAACAGGTAATTTGATAGTATCTGGTAATACTACTACATTAAATTCTCAAACATTAACAGTTGCAGATAATCAAGTAGTTCTAAATTCTAATCATACCGGATCTCCTGTACTTGACGCAGGAATTTTAGTTAACAGAGGATCAAGTGCTAATGTAGATTTAAAATGGAATGAAAGTACTGATAGATGGCAATTTACCAATAATGGTACTGCATATTATAATTTAGCAACCAGTACAACTGATATAGAAGAAGGCACTAATCTTTATTATACAAATACTCGTGTTTATGCTAATATAAGTCCATTATTAACCACTGCTAATGTATCAGAAGTCACTAATCTTTATTATACAAATACTCGTGTTTATGCTAATATAAGTCCATTATTAACCACTGCTAATGTATCAGAAGTCACTAATCTATATTACACTAACAGCAGAGTTAGGTCTGCCATTTCAGTATCAGGATCAGGAAGTTATGACCAAGCAAATGGTATTATAACTGTAACTGGAGGCGTCACCTCAGTTAATGGTGCTAATGGCACCATAGTATTAAATACATCTAATATATCAGAGGGCGCTAATCTATATTTTACAAATGCTAGAGTAGATGCTAGATTAGCTACATCTAACTTAAGTATATTTTTAGATGTAAGCAATACTGTACCCAGCACAGGACAAGCATTAGTATGGTCAGGTAATATCTGGCAACCCGGTACTGTTTCTGGTGGAGGAGGGGGTTCAAATGTTCTTTTAATAGGAGCACAACAAACATCTATATTCTATGGTGATGGGACGAACACGTCTTTTAACATGGGATTCACTCCAGCCACACCTAATAATGTATTAGTATATGTGGATGGAATAAATCAAAATTATCCAAATAATTACACTACTTCAGGTCAATATTTGGTATTTGATGAAATACCCTCATCCAATTCTGTAATTTCTGTAAAATATTTTTCCACAGACTCTGTATATAATACTAAGTTTTTCCTTGGCACAGTAGCTAACCAAGAATTCTTGGGAGATGGTAGTAATACTAACTTTAATTTAAGTTATATTAGTGGAGATTCAAATCAAGCTTTAGTTTTCGTTAATGGTGTTATACAACAACCAAGTTATAATTATAATATAACTAATAGCGTATTGGCATTTACTTCCGCCCCTGATTCTGGCGCAAATATTTTCGTAAGAACATTTAGTAATTCACAGAACGAATTAGTAATAGGACAATTAAAAAATGTTTCAAACACTGCGCCAACAACAGGACAAGCACTGACATGGTTAGGTAATACTTGGGGACCAGCTACTCTTTCATCAAATGTTGCTGCCTACCAGAAATACAGATATACAGCTAATGCGTCGCAAACAATATTTGCTGGAACTGATGATACATCCCAGATACTTATTATACCTAGTACACAAAGAATGCAAGTACACCTTAATGGTGTATTACTTGAACCAACATTAGATTATACGTCTAACGGTACTGCAGTTACTTTATTAGTGGGCGCAGAAGCAGGTGATATTTTATCTGTAGGCACGTTTGTTGATTTGGGGGAAGGTTTTGCAGTAGATTCGTTTACAGCAAACGGTTCCAACACACAGTTTTCATTAAGTAGAACTCCAAGTAGCGGAGCTGCATTATTAGTATCGTTTGATGGATTAAAACAACACCAAACAGAGTATACTTTATCTGGTTCAGTACTAACATTTAATGAAGCACCTCCAGCAAATGTATCAATTGAAGTTACTCATATGGGCAATGCGCCCATAGCTACAGTTTCAGAACGTTGGGCAGAAATATCCGGGAATGCTACTGCAGCACCTGGATATAAATATATTGTAAACACTGCAGCAGTTCCTGCATTTATAAATTTACCACCAAATCCGAGACTTGGGGATACTGTTTATTTCTTGGATGGTACCAGTTCATTCGATACTAAGAAATTGACCATTTTAAGAAACGGTAGCAAAATCATGGGGCAATTCGATAATTTTGAATCTGATACAGAAGATTCATATTTTGGATTTGTTTATTTTAACGTAACATATGGTTGGAGATTGTTAAACTAATGGCATTACAATATTCAACCTATCTAGTAAAAGAACTTTTAGGTAATTCTGCTCAATTAGCTAATGTAACAATAGGTAATATAGTACTTACTGGAAATTTAACAGTAAGTAATTCTCCTAGTACTGGCGCAGGATCAGAAGATATACTTGATGATATATCGCCGTTATTTAATGGTATTGATAAAATCTTTCCGCTAAAAGTCAATGGCGTATCGGTTATACCTAAAAGCCCATATGCATTAAAAATTTATCTAGGAAATTTTCCCATACAAGCTACAGAACATTTACATGATTATTTAAATTTATCTGAGATTGAACCCTTCAATTCAGGGTATGAGATAAGTTCATCTAATATAGTATTCTCCACACCACCGCTTCGTTGGATGTCATTTAATGGTACTATTAAATATCTAACAGCACAAAATATTACAACTAAACAAACACCTTATTCACCAATAAATATTATGTTGGGTTATTAAAGGAAAAGAAATGGCAAGAAGAGTCCTTCCAGAAACAGATTATGTATTTGTACCATCTACTAGAACATTAGTAATTACTAGAGTAATTCAAAGAGAAAGATTATTACTTATTACTAATGTAACTAATAATACTGTAATTTATAATTTTAGTGATCCGACTCTAACGGCCACTAGTTATACCATTGCTCAAAATACTTCTACTACAAGCGCTACCACTACTTTAGTATTGTCATATAATACTACAAGTATGTCTAGTACTGATAGATTGCAAATAACCTATGATGAAATAAATGAAAAATTTGACCCATCTGAAGAATATCAAGATCCGGTAGGTAAATTTAGAGTATCCACCCCTCAATCATTAATTGATACCGACTTTGAATATGGATTACAACCTACTAAATGGGAAACATTAACTCTTTTAAACAATAAACCTTGTTTTTTCACCAATACACAAAATCCTATTGTAATTACTGGTGCTAATGCTACTGCTAACTCATCTGTCATTACCTTTAATACAAGTAATCCTCCTGCAATTGGCACACCTATCTTAATCAATGATACAGATTTTTCAGGTGCTAATGGCGGATTTATTGTTTCAAGTAACGTAGCGGGCACTTCATTTTCCTATAATGCTAAATTTCCATTTACGCCAGCATTTAGTGCAACAATGGACACTAATATCTATAATTTATCGTTAACAACTGCGTATACTGGTACGTTCTATTCCAATGCTAATTACAATTTAGCAACACAACCCACATATTCAGGCAACGTTATTAGTATTCAAACAGAGGAACCCCATGGATTAACTTTGAGAAACGGGGTGTTTATTACTGGCGCTTCAGCATCGTCCAATCCGCCCAATGGATCGTGGACGGTTTCTAGAGTGCTAACTGCTAATACATTTGAAGTGGTTGCAGATTTAACTCCTACAGGAACAATTTCCGCAGCATCTGTATATCCAAGACCAGATGGCACTTATATTCATAGACCATTTGACGGTGGTGTACAATTTACTACAGGCAATCCAGGGCATAATTTACAAACTATTAGGCAAACTCGTAGATATTTTCGTTATCAATCGGGTAAAGGTATTCAGGTAAGTACAGGAACTATTGTAAAACCCAATTTCAATGTTGACGATATGAGATCATCGGGTACTCTAGTAACAGTAATTACTAAAACTACACATCAACTTTTACCAGGTGTTACTGTAGTAGTTACAGGAGCCACTGAATCTGGTTACAATGGCACATTTATAGTAAATGAAGTTATAAACCCAAATAGTTTTAATTATGTAGCAATCACAACCCCCTCAAGTTCAATAGCTACTGGTATTATAACAGTATCAGTAAGTACTTGGTATGGAGCAGCTATTAGACTTGGATTATTTGACTCTCAAAACGGAGTATTCTTTGAATATGATGGGCAACAGATATATGCTGTTCGTCGTAGATCAATTGAACAATTATCGGGATTTGTTAATGTTACGCAGGGAAGTTCTCGTGTAGTAGGTGCTACGGTAAATAATACAACAACTAAATTTGCTAAACAGTTGTCTCCTGGAGACTATATTGTTATAAGGGGGCAGTCATATAGAGTAGACAATATAGAATCAGATACTGTAATGAATATATTGCCGGCATATAGAGGACCATCAATAGCTCAACCTTCTCAATGTATAGTCACTAAAACTACTGAAACTAAAATACCTCAATCACAATGGAATATAGATAGGTGTGATGGTACAGGATCGTCTGGATATAATTTAGACTTAACCAAGATGCAAATGTTTTATATAGACTACTCTTGGTACGGTGCAGGTGCCATTAGATTTGGATTTAGAGATACTGCAGGTAGGGTATTTTATTGCCATAGATTTGTAAACAATAATGTTAATTATGAAGCATATATGCGCTCGGGCAACTTGCCTGCTAGATATGAAACCCATACTAATGCATTAAACACTGTTCTTACTGCTAATTTAGCTAACGTAGATACCTCTGTAACTGTTGCTAATACATCTTTATTCCCAAGCAGTGGTATTTTATTCATAGATAATCCAAGAGGGTGCGAATTTGTTAATTACACTGGCAAAACTACTACGACATTTACTGGGTTAACTAGAGGATTAGCGGGAGGAACTATTACAGGATCGACAACTTTGAATAGTCCCAATGTATCAACCTCATCTGATTTAACTGCCATACAAGAAGGTGCATATATTTACGGCCCAGGCGTGCCGGGAGGAACATTTGTAGTAAGAAAAGTATTAGGATCTCCTAGTATATTAACTATGAGTACAGGTGCCATTTCGACCAATAGCTCTGTTACATATACAATCAGACCTATGGGTCAAACTGCAACTAATCACAATTTTTCAAATACTTTACCAATTCCAATATTCTTACATTCTCCACAATTTGCTCCAACAGTAAGCCATTGGGGAACATCTGTTATTATGGATGGTAGATTTGATGATGATAAATCTTTTATATTTACTTATGGTGAAACTACTGATACAGCTATCCCCCAAGGTTCTAATTATGCATTGTTTAGTTTAAGAGCAGCCCCTTCAGTTGATGGTGGTATTCCTAGCACATTCGGCTTAAAAGAATTAGTTAATAGAATGCAGGTAACTCTAAGACAATTGGATGTTGTGACTAATGGTCGTTTTCTTGTTACTTTAGTATTAAATGGTGTGGTATCAGGTGGTACTCCAGGAACGTTTGGATCGATTGCAACTGGTACTTCTAGTTTGTCTCAAGTTTGCGATCATTCGGGCGCGGCTTCTGTAACAGGGGGTGAAGTAATTTATGGTTTCTATGCTGTTAATAGTGCAGGTTCTACAGCGTTTGAAACAATTCAACAGGATTTGAATCAAGTTAGGGATTTAGCAAATTCAATTTTAGGCGGAGGCGTTGGCTCGGCCCCAGGGTTAACAGGATTGTATCCAGATGGACCTGATGTTGTAACTGTTGCTGCAAGAAATGCGGGAACAGGTCCTGCAAATATTCAAGCTCGTTTAAGCTGGACTGAAGCACAAGCATAATGTTAACTAAAATAGTATTAGAAGAAAATGGTTTGATGGTTGGTAGAAACCAACTGTCAACCAGCGGCGGCGGTGTTTATATAGATAAAAATCTTGCTATGGGCGGGACTATTAGTACACCTAATACATTCTCATATTCTAATACTACGTTAGCAGGAAACGTGACCGCAACAGGAAATGTTTCTCTTGGTGATATTGTCATTCTAAATGGTTTGAATAGAGTTATAGAAAATATAAAAGTATTAAATAATAGTTTATCAGGTAATGTTGATATAAATGTTTTAGAGGGAGGGGTGGTAATCTATAATCAACCCTCAACCGCAGCATGGACTCCTAATTTTATAGCGGCAACTGATGTAGCATTGTCAAGTTTAATTAAAATTAATCAAGGCATAACGGTAGTAGTGGCTGCTAGGCAAGGGGGAACTGCATATTTTGCAAATAGAGTCAGAGTAGATGGAGCATTTTATCCGTTATTCTGGCAAGGTGGATCTGCACCTACGTCAGGTAATACTAATTCTATTGATTTTTATTCATATACTATAGTTAAATATGCTATAGATAGTGCATTGTCACCTACATCATTTTTTGTTTTTGCTGCTCAAACGAGGTTTGCTTAATGCCATTTTTGCAGGCTATTGGGCCAGGTAGCTCTAGAGGATATGGACAAAGGGGTAGTACAGGAGGCGGTGGATTAACATTCACCGGAGTTACTTCGGGTCTAACTGTTCATTTGGACGCAGGTAATCCAGCCAGTTATCCAGGTAGCGGATCATCATGGAATAATTTAGTAGCAGGGTCAGCTGCATGGAATATGCAGGGTAGTCCCCCATTTTCAGCTGCGGATTATGGAGGAAGTTTTTCTAATAATGGGGGTGGTAATGGTTGGTCATGGCCTGTCGATTTTGGAGCACCAGATGATTTTACTTATGAGATTTGGTGCAGACCCACAGACACAACCCCTTTACATGGATTAAATACTTTTTCTACAAATCACAGACATGTCATATCATCTGATAATAGAGGAAACAGTGATTGTGGAGCAGGTTTTAGTGTAGGTACAAATGGTATTATGGGTAACGAACATGCTAACAGTTATCTATCAGTATCTTCCAATGTATCAACTTCTATATCCAGTTCTGTACCGTCACATGTAGTTTTCGTTTATTCTGGAAAAACACCTATTATGTATGTTAATGCTACAAATGTTGGCGGTAGTGTAAGAACATCTGGCAGATCAAGGGTTTTAAGTTCAGGTTCGAGAATAGGGTATGGTGATTATGGTTCGTATAATGGTTATTATTATATAGTAAGATATTATAATAGAGTACTTGATGCTACGGAAATTGCGACTAATTTTAACGCACAACGAGCTAGATTTGGAGTTTAAATGCCTATTCTAAAAGTATTAACACCAAATGTTATAACAAGTGCCATGATACAGGCCAATGCTATAACTACTTCAATGATACAAAATCAGGCAGTTGTTTCTGCAGATTTAGCATCTAATATTTCTTTTTCTGGCGAATACATTACTGTCCCAAATGGTACTACTTCAAGTAGACCAGGTTCTGCTGCCAATGGCATGTTACGTTACAATACCACAACTACCCGTTTTGAGGGATACAGAGGAACTTGGGGATCAATTGGTGGGGGAGCAACAGGTGGTGGTAATGATGAAATATTTTATGAAAATAATAAAACAGTAACAGTAAGTTATACTGTAGCAGCAGATAAAAATGCAGTAAGTGCTGGTCCTATTTCTATCACACCCGGCGTTACAGTAACAGTTTTGGGCGATTGGACAATAGTATGACAATTAAAACAGATTACGTTCAAGTTGGCCTAGACACAGTAGGCCTAAATAACTTTACTTTAAGACCCGAATCTTCAGGGTTAGTAATTAGTAATGGTGTTCCATTTGCTCTTGGTACTGATTATGTCAGATTGCAAAGTAATACTATAACCTTAACACCTCAAGTTATATTTCAATCTAGTGTGACTGAGGTAGTTAGAATAGAAACTACTCCTCCAAGTGCCGTACAAATTTATGGTACAGAAAGAGGTATAGTTTTACATACAGCAAATAATACTGCTAATTTCGCTATGAATTTTACTGGTCTAAATGTATTTCCTATAGGCACTTCTGAATCCTATGTTATCATAGTTAATAATGGTTCTACTGCGTATTTTAGTAATACAATTCAAGTTGATGGTACAACAACAGGTGTTGTAACAAGATGGCAAGGTAGTGCGCCTACTACCGGAACAGCTAATAAGGCAGATATCTATAATGTTAGTGTTATTAAAACGTCATCTAACACATATTCTGTTTTCGCAGCTCAAACAAGTTTTGTATAAAAATGCCGTTTTGGGGTAGTTTTTCTGGAGGTGGATACAGTAAAAGATTTTCTCTAGTCAGAGATGGATCTAGTGCTGCTAGAGCAGCCCTAAGTGCAGCTGCAATTAAAACATTAACTGGAACTAATACTGATGGTGTTTATTGGATAGATTTACCTACAGTAGGTGCAACGCCAGTATACTGTATAATGAATAACAGTTATGACGGCGGTGGCTGGATGATGATAATGAAAGCTACTCGTGGTAATACATTTAATTATAATTCAAGTTATTGGACTACTGTTAATACACTAAATCCTACGGAAACTAATCAAAATGATGGAGATGCAAAGTTTCATACTATGAATTATTTTTCCGCCAAAGATATGTTGGCACGCTGGCCAGATATAGGTGCTGGTGGCAGTATAGCTGGGCTAGGCAACTGGATATGGCTAGAAAATAATTTTTATAATAGTGGAACCAGAATAGTACCTATAACATTATGGAATACTGTAAGTCGCTACTTTATTAGAGACGCTAAAAATTTTAGTGGATGGGCTAGCGGAGTATTTAGTAGCCAAACTGATGTTCGTTTCTATGGATTTAACTACTACAATAATCAAAGTCCTTATACTAGAACACGGTGGGGATTTGGCTGGAATGAAAACGGCGGAGGATTATATCCAAATGGTGATATGGGTAGTGATGATGTTATAGGTGGAATAGGACTACTAGGTAATCAGCAAAATACTGGCGCACAATATTCAGCTGGAGATTATATAGGCTGCTGTCAAGATACTACAGGTATAAATCGTAGCGCAAGAGTAGAAATATATGTTAGGTAAAAATGAGTACACTAAAAGTTAATGTAATTCAAGATACTTCTGGAACTAGTTATATAGAAAACGGTACTATATTGGCTGGATTTTCTGGAAATGTTCAAACAAATAGAATAAATGCGATAGGTTCTAATTTTGGAGTATCTTTAGACACTAGTAATTCTAGATTGACCGCTAATGTAGTTGGATTCTCATTACCATTAGATTTAAACAGTCGTTTCGCTAATACTTCAGGAAAAACAAGAGTAACATTTACATCTAATACATCAGACCAGAATTTCGTTATACCTGCCGGAGTAAATTATATTTACGTTAAATTATGGGCAGGAGGCGGAGGAGGAGGGTCTTCTGGAGGATGGTCAAGAGGATCCTACGGCGGAGGCGGAGGCCATTCAAGAGGTTTAATACCTGTTACCCCAAGTGAAACTTTAGTTGTCAGAGTACCAAGAGGAGGATTTAACAGACCAGGATCTACTAATGCTCCATTTGGGGGAGGATCCTCTACTACAGGCGGGGATAATCAATATGGCGGCGGAGGTGGTGGATATTGTGGAATATTTAGATCAGGAAACCCATTATTGGTAGCAGGGGGAG